GGCGGCGTAGGTGGCGTCGTCGGTGGCGGCGCGGGTGGCGGCGTCGGTGGCGGCGTCGGTGGCGGCGCGGGTGGCGTCGTAGGTGGCGTCGTCGGTGGCGTTCTTCCGAGCATACCAGATTGCTGCAGAAGCGCCGTAGGCGAATGCCATGACTAGAGGCGAAGGAACGATGACAATCCGAGGCGTCTTCAGGCCGGCGACTTTATAAAGCCCCTCAATTGCCGGGATGATCTTCTCCGGCTCGATCGGTTCTGTGCGCATGGCGCGGCCGATCCAGAGCTTCGAATGCTCATCCATGCGGGCTTTTTCTTCCGGCGTAATACCACCTTCGGCTCGCGTCTTGGTTCGGATGAACTTGGACATATGTTTTCCTCTCTTGAATGGACTGATCAGCGACCGGCGCGGGCGAGACCCTGCGTGCGGTGATCGAGTGTGGAGTAAAGGCCGCGATTGACGCGAGCCTCGGCTTCCAGATCGTCACGCCAGCGAGCCCATGCTTTGCTGTTGCGGACGTAGGCCGGGAAGCGATCCTCATCTTCAATCTCAATGCCTTCAGGCTGAGCGTCGGCCCGCTTTAACCATTCCGACGCAAACCATTCCGTGACATCGGTCGACTTGAGCGTCTTGGTATTGAGGATGAGGATGCGGAAACAGCTATCGCCCGGTTCATCGAGAAGCATGTCGATGGTATAGCTCTTGCCCAGGCTCGTGCTCTCGCCAACATACTGGTTGCCGAAGCGCGTGGTGTCGAACATCAGAAGGGCTTCTTCTTCGGAGATAATGTTGCGGTTCATGGTCGTCGTCCTCTGGTGCCGTCGCTTCAGGCGCAAAGCTGCTGAATGTCGGAAAGCTTGGTGCGGAGATGCCGGACCTCAGCGAGAAGCGCAGGCGTGGCGGCGCTGTCGGAGTCGCCGAAGTAGACACCCAGCAAATCCATGGGCTCAATGTTCAGTGCACGGCAGATCGCGACTAGGGCGCCGACGGAAACGCGGTTCGTGCCCTTTTCATATTTCTGAACCTGCTGAAATGTGACGCCGAGCTGCTGAGCGAGCTCAGTCTGGGAAGCACCACGGATGCGGCGTAATTCCTTGATGCGCTGTCCAACTTCTACGTCAATGTCTCTGACACGCTTGCTCATTCCCTCATCCTCATCTCTGCCCGTTATCGCCGGTCGGCGGTTAGGCGGTGCGGTGTTCGATGAGGAAAACATAGCGTTCGACTGAAATTCAGTCAATAGAAAATTTCGGCTCGACTGAAATTAAATTCGGGCATATATCGGAGGGATGAACAGTACGACTGAAAATCCCAATGGGCGCTGGCTCAAAAGACGTGATGCTTGGATGCGGATGCTCGTTGGCGACTCGTTCGTCAGCCGGAACGCCAAACTGGTAGGTATACACATGGCTCTACGTCTGAGCGCAAAGAAGCCGTTCACATATCCAGCGATGAAAACGATCGGCAAAGCTCTCGATATCTCTCCGCGCCATGTGGCGCGTGCGCTGAAAGAACTTGAGGATGAGGAGTGGATTAGAGTTCGCCGGCAACCGGGAAGATCAAGCGTGTATAGCCTGGACCTATGACATGGCTGTCATACCCACCTATGACATGGCTGTCATACGAAATACGGAAAGCTGAAATACGGAAAGAGTCTTTTATTTTTTTATATTCTTGCTCTGAAGGGAGTTGTTGGAAACAGAGCATGAGAACGAAATTGTAATGAGGATGACGCAAATAGGACTTGGCTTTTATGTTATCTCATCATACCAGTATAGCGGGGAGGGGTTTGTTTGATCTAGATCAAACTCTTTATGTGAGTATAAGTTAATTATTAAAAAGCTACTCTAGTTTGGATTGAGCCGCAGGCGGGCGATCACTCTCAACTGAAAATTTGAGAAATCTACTTCTTACCGAGGAGATCAAATAGATCCCTCAGTAGGCTTGATGCTGCGTGCCTATCCTTATCGCTTAGCGAAGAAATGGATTGCACGATGGCCTCGATGTTAGCGAGGGGGGACGGGGAAAATGAAGCTTCCAGACGATCTAAAATCTCAGCATTCATGCTCCTGCCGTTATCTACGGCGGAGTGAGCTAGCTTTTTCTTCAATTCTGGCGGAAGGCGCAAATTGTGTCTGGGGTCAGGAGTCTGTGGCATTATTGCCTTATGCGGAAAATAATGAGTTCTGAAAATGGTGCAAATGTGGTGCGTATGTGCCACTGGTGTGCCATGCTTGTGTTTATGAGAAAATATCAATTGACTAATTCGTTGGGAAAATGTTCCTATTCTGTCCTAGAAAAAAATTAAGAAAATATCAATTCTGGCTAAAGTTTCGGGAGTTGAGCTGGAAGGGTGCATGCAGAGGGTGAAAAATATAGCAGCACACGAGAAAGGTCGCTGCAGCAAGGAGCATCATGCCAACGGGGGCTACAGCAATCTATCAGTTATTGGCGAAAATGGGCGCGCCAGAACAAAAGGCATTCGGGATCGTCATCGATTGCCTGTTGTGTCCGAAATTCAGTGATTGTGAGTCTGGTCAGTCAATTGTTCGGCGGCCTCGGTCGCTTCTTGAAGTCTCTCAGGATGAGATTTCTCCAGCTCGCGAACACGTTGCATAATATCGATAAACACGTCGTTTATAGCCTGGCGTGACACACCGGCCTCGCGCGCCTCAGATACGGCGTCATTGATCGTCGCCCTCCAGTCATTGTCGTTGGCTGGAGGATGTGAAATTAGGTCGGCCGGGGAACACCCGAACACCAGTGCAATCTGTTCAAGCGTGGATTGACTATATCCCTGCTTGCCTCTCTCTAGCTGCGAAATCGACGAGACGGACAGGTTTGCCGCGCTCGCAAGTTCCTCAATCGTCATATCCTTCGATTCGCGCCATTGGCGGATGAAGTGACGAGGTTTTCCGTCGTCTGAAGGTGTCAATTTCTTTCTTGTTCCCATGATTCCAATTATCGCATAGCAACAAAATTTACCGCCATAGCGTTTGACTGAAATTTTCTCTTGACTGAAGTTTCGTTTTGACTGAAACTGCGAGCCATGAAAAAGCTCTCAGAATTCTTCAAAGCAAATCGCGGCGCGCAAAAAAGGTTGGCTGAGCAGCTTGGGCTGCAGCCATCTACTGTGTCGCAATGGAAATCGGTCCCAGTAGAACATCTGCCTGAAGTGGCGGAGTTTACCGGCATTCCCCGCGAAGAATTGGTTCCTGATGCATTTCGGCCTGCGCGGGAGATGTCCCCGTGAAGGCTCAAAAGCACATATATTTCATCAAGCCCGTTGGCATGATTGGTCCGATCAAGATCGGATACTCCGCATTCGTGGGTGGGCGTCTTCTTCAATTGGCGGCTTGGTCCCCGTTCCCGCTGGAAGTCATCTATAGCGAGCCGGGGCCGTCGCATGTCGAACGCGCGCTCCATCGTTGCTTTGCTGACTATCATTCTCATCTCGAATGGTTCCACCCAGGAGAGCGGCTAGTATCCGCAATAAAGCAGCTGGTCGCCGGAAGCACTATCGCTGAGGCGATCGATCTTAGCGATGAGCGCGGCTCCATCTTCATGCCGAACGGCAGGAAGGCCAATAAGGCGATCCCGCTGTCTGGTGGTGTCGTATGACTCCTGATCTCACCATTCTCCTAGAAGTCCTGTCTGTCTGGCTACCGATCGTAGCCGTGATGTTCATTGCCGATAACCGGAAGGCGGATCGAGTTGAGGCGCAGGCGCGCCGGGATGGGCTGGTATGAACACCGAAGCTAAGGCCTTTCCCAGAGACATCATCAAGGCGGCAGGCGATGTCTGCAGCGCAATGGGCATTCCATCGACCGTCGCAAATTGCATGCCAATCATGAATGCGCTGGTCGCCGAGCGCGAACGCTGCGCTGCAATTGCTGATATTGCCGCTTCGGGCCGTGATTGGCAGCGAGCAGATGCAAACGCCCAGAACGACAAACGTGCGGCCAGAGATTTCGAGAGCATGAAGATCGAAGCCCTTGAGATTGCGTATGCTATTCGGAAAGGCGGTGCATGAATGACTCCCTCCGACTTCATCACCGCAGCATATAAGCGTGCCTATGAATCCTACCACGGCAAACCAGCCCCGAAGATCAGCCGAGGCTCTGGTGGGGGATACATCATCCATGGGGAGGGTGGGCCGAGTCCATCGAAGACAGAAGGCCAGATGCGGGTTCTGACGAACGCGATGAACCGCTGGGCTAGGGAAGGGGTACGGGTATGACGGATCCGAGCTTTTCTGCCGTTTGCAAGGAGCAATATCAGGCTGGCTATGAAGCCGCCATGAAGGATTTCCTTGCAGCTATCCGTTATCTGCGCGGTCTGAGCGTCAACCCCTGTCTGTCCGACCGCCAATACCTGGAAAAGATCGCCGATCAGGTGATCGCACGCAATCAACCCAAAGCCGAAACCTCTCGGGAAGCTTCGCCGGCAGCTGAGACGGAATCGGCCCAGAGCGGGGCAGGCGTTGTATCCGTCTGCCCCGCATTGATCGATGATGTTGGGAGCGACTGAGCGATGGGCGACGGAGGCAAGATCAAAGTCAGTGTCGATAATGATTGGGCATGGGCCATCATCATCGCCTTCTTTCTCTTCTGGCAACAGAGCGGCTGGTATCGCGTCGATTGTGCTCTTGGTGTCCAAAAAGCCTGCAATTTGATTGCGGCTGAAAAAGAATACACGGAGGCAAAGCCATGACCTCCGCAAACTCCGCAGCGCGCCAAATTCAGCGCCGAGAAGTGAACCCAGAGCCAGTTGGCAACGACTGGCTAGCCGACTTCCGCCGTCTGTTCTCAGAAGAATTTCCACCATCCGAATGTGAAGCACAGAAAGCCGTTGAAGGCATAGGCCATCAGCGGGTGCAGGGCAATCGGTTTTCGGGAGAAGGGGCATGACTCAGTTCCATGTAGGCCAGAAGGTTGTTTGCGTGAATGCCAGCGAAATGGATGAAGCTCCTGTGGGCGTCCGAATAGTTGGTGATCTGGATGGCCTCCGAAAGGGGGCGATCTACACTGTTCGGTCGATTTACATTGATCATGTATGGGGAGGGGCATGTATTCGTCTGCATGAAATTGAGCGCCGCCCTCTCTCTTTTTTTAACGGTCAGTATTTCGAATCCGGTTATGACCCGAGTCGCTTTCGCCCAATCATTGAGCGCAAAACCGACATTTCCATCTTCAGAGCCATGCTGAACCCTCAAAAGACTGAGGTGACGGCATGATCACCGAATCCCTGCAAATCGCGCTCTTCATCTGGATATCCTCCAGCTTCGTGGCATGCCTTGGCGTCGTCGTCTGGCACATCGTTCGCGATTCCCTGCGTAAGCCAGTCAGGCATGAGGCTGTCATCCTTCAGTTCCGTCCTCGGGCAAGGAAGGGGCGCTTCCATGGATGACTTCCTCAGAGGTTTTCTTCCCGTCGCTGCGATCCTAATGGCCTTGGCGTTCGGTGCTTTCGTGCGCCATTTCATCGTCAAAGAGCTGAAGCGCCGCGAATTCGCAGTCACCGACAATGCCGGTGCAGAAGAGGGCGCTCGGATAAATCACTGCGAGGGGACAAAGTGAGCGCGGCTATGCAAACTTTCGAACAGGATTCGCGCGAGAGCCGTATCTATGAAGCTCTGCGCGCCAAATATCCTTACTCAGTCAGAGCGGAGACGCTTGCAAATCTAGCTGGTCTTTCTTGGCGGGACGATCCGGTCAGATGCTTCACGCTGCTCTCCATTTCATTCGCAAAACTCACTCGGGAACTTGTCGGCACTGACTGGCAGGTCATGCGTACCGATGGAACTCCCGAAGCATTCTTTTGGCTTTCGCCAGTGGGCGGTGGCTGAACTCCTTTCGTACGCCGCTCTTGCTGACAAGGATGACCCTATCAGGAGCGGCGAACATGAAGTGTGCAGAAACTCAACAAAAAGTATCCAATTTCAAAACAGGGAATGAGGCGAAAGCGATGTCTTTAGTGGACGCATATAGCCCGGAAGAGGCGAGAATTGTCGCCGAGAAGATGTTCAGGCGTGAATGCGATGGCTGGGGCGATGAAACGCGCGCCCTGGAAAAGGTGGCCCGTCAATGCGGCATGACGGCGGTCAGCTTCAAGAGGCTGATCAAAGGGAAGCGTAAGGGCGTCGATCTCAAACTGAGCCGACGTATCCGCCTCGCATACCTCAATCTTTGCCATTCACTCATGGCCCAACTCCAGAACGACATAAAGGCTATCGAGGAGGCGTACGGCCATGACGCTGTGGCGGATTTTATTGATGAAGTTGAGGATTTGGATGCGCGCGTTCGCGTTGCGAAAGCAGCGGCCAAACGATCCTACGAACAACCCCAACAAGGATGACAAACGATGACAGCACTAGCTGGTGACAATTCGAAAGCAGAGCGTGAGCGCAGAGTTCAGTTTTCCTATTACCATCGGAAGGATCGCGACATCGCGGCGCAAATCCGCGAGTTGAATGAGCTGAAGAAGTCAAACCGGCAGAATGCCAAGGCTGCCGGATTCCCCTCAGCAAAGCTCGACCACTATCTGAAATCATTCCTTGCCGAAGATCAGCAGAAGCCGGTCGATAAGCACAGGTCAGAACGAGAAAATTTGGCATGGCTTGGCTACATCCATGAAGACCCGCGCGGCGATCTTCTTTCGGATCGAGTGAGCAGTGAAGAGTTGCTTCGCGCCAAGGGCTTCCACGCCGGCCTGAATGGCCTTGACCGCGTCTCTGGATATGACGGCGGCAGTTCTGACGATCGCCTCTGGCTGGAATCATATGATGCTGGACGCGAGGAATACGACACGATCCTTCCCGATATCGAGGCTCGCATCAACGCTGAAGCCGACAAGGAAGCTCCTCCCCAGGACGAAGACTACGAAGACTGACAGGTTCCCTAGGCGGCTTTCTCCTCCTCCCAGCAAAAGCCGCCCAACTAACCGGTCGCAAATGACCGGTACTTTCTTCCCGAGGGCATCATGAGTTTGAACATAAAAATACAAGCAAAGACCGAAGAGATACTGGAGAGCGAAGCCGCCTTCTTTGGCGTGAACGCTACTGCTCTCGGGAAAGCGATAATCGATAAGGTCGTAGCTGGTGGTCTCACCCGCGATGTTCTCCAAGGCGTTGATGTCGCCAGTTATCAATCTCGACGCCGTGGCCGTCCAATCCGGAGGACGGCGCAATGACTGTTATCTATTCTAATTGGACCATAGAGGCGAAGCAGAAGGCCAGCAAGCTATGGTCTGACGGGCTATCGGTTGCTCAAATAGCATCTCGCCTCAATGTTCAGCTCGGCTCCATTTCTGGCCTTATGACCCGCAATCGTGACATGTTCCCGAGGCGTGGTAGCCGGGGACAGTCCGCATACGCTCGAAGCAATACGGCGTCACTCAACGGGAAGTCCGTTTGGACCGAAGAGCAGCTTCAAACTGCAGTTGACATGTGGAATTCCAATCGCACCACCGAAGAGATCGGCGAAGCGATAGGCAAGACCGCCAAAGCCGTAAGGGTTAAAGCCAATAATAACCGCGATATGTTCCCGCATCGCGATCTGCGAGGCTCTGGACAAGGTAGGATAGTTGATCGCGTCGGGCGTCAGCAGGCGAAACGGGAACGGCATATTCAGGGCCTTCCTTCTGAACCGCCCCCGTTGCCTCATCACGGATATAACACGGCAGTTTTTGCGCTGCCTGGAGTTGCGCCAGTCCGGCTGCTGGATCTTACGGGCAAGCATTGCAGATGGCCCATTACCTGCGATGAAAGCCCGAAAGGCGCTGATACCCCGTTCTGCGGTGCCACGCGGACCCACGGCTCTTATTGTGCTGCGCACGCCATGATCTCGCGTGGGCGAGGAACTACGTCAGAACGCAATGCCCTCAATGGTATCGGAGGGCGGCACTCATGATAGTAATTGGCATCGACGCCGCCACCCGGACAGGATTCGCAGTTCGTAATAGCGAAAAGCACCGCTCGTCCATTATTGCCGGCACGTTCTCGGTCAAGGACTACGATTGGGAAGAGAAATATGCCGTCGCGGCCAATCTCTTCTATCGCCTCGTGCAAGAGCATAAGCCCGATTTCGTCGCCATTGAGCGGCCGGAGCATGGTGTTCGCCAATTCGCCAAGAAAGGCAAACCAGATCTGACAGGCGAAGAGAAGATGGTGTCGACTATCAATCCGGCCGCTCTTCAGCTCACGGGCATTGTCGGGGCCATCATCGGTATCTGCCAGATCAAGAGCATTCCGTTCGGCACCATAGCCGCAGTTTCTTGGCGTCCGGTCTACTTCGGCAAAGGCGTCAAGCCTGCGCAAGGCAAAGACTGGAAAGACCTGGCTATCGAATATGCCCAACGTGAGAACATCGCCCTGCCTACCTCCAAGGCCGAACAGAGAGACGCTGCGGAAGCAATCGGGATCTGCACATGCTGGGCTCAATGCCAAATTCCAGAACTGCGGTGGATGCAGCAGCGCTTCATCGATCTTCGCACGGGGGCATACGCTTCCAAGGCTAAGAGGGAAGGGATTGCGGCATAATGGGAAATCAGATCAATCGTGGTAAGGGACGCGGACTACAGTTTATCAGGCATGCCGCTGCTTCCAATACCGACAATTGCATCGAGTGGCCATTCTATAGAATGAAAAACGGATACGGCCAAGTGGGGACCCATGACGGAATGTCATTGGCCCATCGGCTTGTGTGCGAGATGGCCCATGGTGATCCCCCAACAGGAAAGACGCATGCCCTCCATGGCTGCGGTAATCGCTCCTGCGTCAATCCCCGCCATCTTCGTTGGGGAACACCTCAGGAAAATGAAGAAGACAAAAGAGCACATGGGACGTGGTTTACTCGTTTGGGCGGCGCCAAGCTAAACGAGAGAACCGTGCTTGCCATTCGTACTGATGCGTTATGCGGTCAGTCCGTTTATCAGCTTTCGATAAAATATCAGACTCCAAAATCCACTATCAGCAAAGTGGTGCGAAAGGATACGTGGAAGCATGTCTAAGCGCGCCACACAATTTGCACGCCGTGAGCGTGACTTTTATCGTACCCCTGAAAGCGCACTGATGCCGCTTTTAAAGCATCTGCATGGAGTTAAGACATTTTATGCGCCGTGCGCAGGGGACGGATATCTCGCCGACAATCTAGTGAAGCATGGTTTCAAATGCGTTGGGATGAGCGACATTGAGCCACTTCGCAGCGATATTCTTGGATTGGATGCTCTAGATTTATACGACGTCCAAGCCGACTGCATTATTGAAAATCCGCCCTGGACCAGAGAAATCCTCCATCCGATGATCCTGCGGTTTCAAGCCATCGCGCCAACTTGGTTGCTATTCGATGCTGACTGGATACACACGCGACAAGCTGTCCCGTTTATTGATCAATGCAGCCATATCGTCAGTGTAGGTCGCGTGAAGTGGATCAAGGATTCTAAGTTTACCGGCAAAGATAATGCTGCTTGGCATCGTTTCCATGTCCAGCATAGCGGTGGGCCTCGCTTCTTCGCGAGAGAGGCGGTGGCGGCATGAACGCCCACGCCCGTGATCCACTGCCGGCCAATATCGAGGCAGAACAGGGTTTGTTAGGTGGCATCCTAATGAACAACGAGGCTATCGATAGAATCCCGGCTGGGTTTTCTCCAGAGCATTTCTACGAGAAAATTCACCGTCAGATATTCGAAGCCATTCTTGCGGGCAGGCAAGCAAAAAAGGGCATGAACCCAGTCACTGTTCGTTCCTTTATGCCCCCAGAAGCCGCCACGTCTAAGGTCGGTGACATCACCGTTGCGCAGTACCTTACTCGCCTCATGATGGAGGCTGTGAACGTCATCAACGTTCCTGACTTCGCAGACGCGATAACAGGTTACTATAACCGCCGCGAAGCCATGGCGATCGCCAATGATGCCTATGTGGCTGGTATAGGGGCGCAGGACGAGCTTGAATTCGTAGACCGCATTACGGAATGCCGGGAGCGACTGACGGCAATTGTCTCGTCTATTCAGGAGCGGAATGCTCCCGCCGAAAGCTTCATCGATCGGATCGACCATACTCTCGACATGACGGCAGAAGCCATGTCTGGAAAGGATCTGGTTGGCCTTGATCCCGGTATTCCAGAGCTAATGCAGCTTATCGGTCCAGTGCAAGACGGTCACTTGCTGGTGATAGGCGGTGACGTGAAGACCGGCAAGAGCGCTGCGGCTTGGCAATGCGGCTTCAACATAGCCGAAAAGCATCCTATCGGCGGCGTCAGCGGTGAAATGCCGGTTGAGCAAATCATCATGCGTGAGAAGGCCCGTCGCACCGGGATATCCGCAAAACGTCAGAGGTTGGGCCGTGTGTCTTCTGTGGAGATGGACGAGCTAGCTCGCGCTGGGGCCGACATTAAGCGCCTCTGCCATGTCGATATCGTCGCAAAGCAGCTCACCCTTGACCAGATCGATGAGCGGATAAACCGGCTGCAGGGTGAGTTTGGAATTAGCTGCTTCATTGTTGATCACATTCTAAAGCTAGCATGGACCGGCAAGATGGAAGATGCCGATGATTTCAAAAAGGCGAACCGGGCAACTTCTACGCTCAAGAACATCGCCATGAAGCGGAATATCCCGATCATCGCGCTCACCCACATCAACAAGAACAGCGGCGATACTCTTTACGGCAAGTCCTATCGGGATCGCCTGATGTCAGCGAAACGCCGCCGGCCGACCTACAAGAGCATGCTCGGCAATATCGATAAGGACGTGGACAACATGATTATCGTCCATCAGGCGTTTCCCGCTGTGGCCGGTATGGAGCCGGAAGAGGGCACCGAAGACTACCGCCTCTGGGAAGACACCATGAACGAGGTGAGGGGAAAAGCTGAATTCATCTTGGCTCTTTCCCGAGAAAACGAATTCCCGCGGCGCAAAGATATCCAATGGAACGGCGAAAGCACGAGCTTCGGGCCGGCGTTCAAGCAACAGTTTAATGAGCGCGGATTTTTTGCATGAAAAAGATTCTAACTTTTGAAAAAGCCAATCAACTTGTCCGTTATGAGCCAGAAACTGGTGAAATGTTCTGGCGCGTTAATCGACGAGGCGGTGCGAAGGCTGGCGACCAAGTTGGGCACATAAATCAGGGCGGTTATTGGGCCACGATTGTCGATAGGGTTCCCATTGAAATGCATCGGCTAGCGTGGCTTCTTTATTACGGAGAATTGCCGGCGCGTGGGCTTTATGTCGATCATATAAATCGAATTAAGACTGATAATAGAATCGCCAATCTTAGGATTGTGGATGCGGACGGTAATGCTGCCAATAGGGTGCGCGAATCTTACAAGCACGGCGGCGAGCGCGGTATAGCATTCGACAAAATCAACAACAAATGGAATGTCAGCGTTCCAATCACGAAGCGCAAGAGCCGATACATTGGATGTTTTGTAGATATTCGGGATGCACGAATAGCGCGAGATGCTGCAGAGAAAGCCATAAAGCTCATGGCTGATGCAGCGCCACTTGCGGAAAAGCGGGAGACCGCCGCATGAACGAGTTCGCCATAGGCACCCAAGCCGTCCCTGGTGGATTTCTCGGCTGGTTTAGAAAAGTCCATCGTGCAGAGAACGAGATCGTTAAGGGTGAACGCGGCCAGCCCATCATCTTCCCCACGAAGTCAGAAGCCAAAGCTGCGGCTGGTGAGGCGATCGTCGCTTACATGAATGGCAGTTTCGTTCGCTCCGGTGAAATTCTCTCCGCACCCCGTAGAGAGGCTGAGGAGCTGTTTAGGAAGAAGGGAGAGGCCGCATGACTCCTTGGAGATGGTGGGCCGGAGAGCTTGATGACGACGTTTACAATCTTGCCGGCGATGAGCCGACGCGTGAGGCAGTGATTAGGCTTGCTTGCCATAGTCTAAAACCGGGCGATCAATTCCGTATTATTGAAGCGCGGTCCAGTAGTGATCGTAAATATGAGGGATCTGACTTCGTGCCGTTCCTTCGTGTTCGGAATGCCGAAATCATCACCGTTGGACCTGTCAAGGTGGGTGCATGATGCAAGTCGAAACCACCCTAAAATCCTTCTACAAGGGCGTAGACGAGCGTCTGGGCAAGACCAGGCCTACCGGCTGCAGAAGGCCGAACAAGTTAGCCGTGGCGCCGCATGACCAAGCTCCGGCCGGCCTGAGCAGAGAAGAGAGGTATATCTGGTCTCGTTGCCAGGAATTCGGCATCGGTTATGACTTGATCATCTCGGGCGAGAAATCACGGCAGTTCGCGGCGCCTCGGCAGCTACTCTATTATGAGCTGCACAAGAAATTCGACTTGTCCTACGAACAGATCGGCCAATTGATGGGCGGCCGCCATCACACCACGATCCTTGGCGGCATTCACAATGTTCGTCGCTTGTTGGGATCCACAACATCTGACGCCGTTCCAGATGTCCAGAAGCTCATGGGTGACCAGAAACTTCATGACCAAGTCAAATCGGCATATCAGACCAATATTTCGCCCTCACTGATCGAGGAACGCTATGGCATCAGCCGAAGGGCCGTTGCTCATATCGCCACGGTTGAGCGTTGGCAGAAGAATGGCGATAGAAGCACAGAACCTAAATTCCGCCTCGCTCAGATGCGCCGGGAATATTACGGCGGCAAGAAGCTTTCGTGGATCTGCGAGAAGCATGGCATCAGTTCCAAGGTTTTCCTGCGGTTGCGTCAGAAGCTTGGCTGGGAACCTCGGAAGAGGGTGACGGACGAATGACAGATCGTATCTCCTGCTGCGTTCCATTTTGCCAGCGTACCTGGAAGGGCGATGAGCGCGCTGTCGAATGGATCTGCCGCGCTCACTGGATGCCAATCCGGCTTGAGCGCCGAAAAGTGTATCGTCGCGCCCTGAGCGCCTTCAAAGACAATCCCACAGATGAAAACCGCGACATTGCTTTTGGCCTTTGGGGAGCGATGAAGCGTGAGGCAATCGAGAAGGCTGCTGGGATATGACTGATCGAGCCCGCGCTATGTTCGGTGAATTCGGTATAACGGTGGTTCCGGCCAACGTAGTGCCTGGCATTGGACAGACGCGGGCTATTGTCACTCTCGAACGCATTATAAATCGCCATGGAGAGGCGCACGCACGATTTGTTGTCATGACACTGTCAGAGACCGCAAACAACCGCGGAGCGCTCACTGAGACAACGCTATGGGCTGTTTCAGATGTCTTGCGGGCAGCGCAGAAGAATTTCCCCGATCTGATCGAAAATGACACCGAAGCATGGTTTCAGTTCTGGGACGGCGTTCCCCTTGGCTGGCTCGAATACTGGTGCCTGGACCTTGAGGGAATTATCTCAAAGCGCCATGCCCTAGCCGGTATGTGCTATGAAAGGCTTCGTCGCCGGTTCGGCGATCTGGCAACCCAACCTGATCTATTAGATGACCGACGGAGTGCTGCATGACCCCGGAAGAAATCACTGTATTGTTCATCAAGGCCATGGAGATCGATCGTCGTCTCCCTGATACGGCTCGGCCAGCAGCCCTCAAGGCGCAGAAGCTATCCTTCGTTCACGATTGGGCCGACGTTAATGGCTGGTCCAGTGAGGACAAGAAAGAGCGTGAGTGGCAATGGCTTGATCCCGCAAAGCTGAAGATTCGGCCGATCGATGTTTCGATCTGGGAGATGGCGAATGAGCTAATCTCCATGGTTCGTATCGAGAGCGATCGGAAGTGCTTACTTCGCTGGTCTATGGCGCAGGCCGGTGGTAAACCTTTTGCGGCTTGGTGCCGTTCTGAAAACATCCATGTCGAGACGGGAAGACGACGGAAGAACAGGGCGATTGAAAGTATTTTGGTCGCTCTTGGTTGCAAGCCGTTGCAGCATAACGATAATCGCCGTCCTGCGGTGTTGCGTTCGGATCAAGAATTTGGCATCAATGATGTCAACATAGCAAATGACGCGCCCACCTATTGGAGAGCCCCAGATGCAAGGCCGATGGCCTGTGATTTTGATAGTGGTCTCCAGAATTTCGAATGGGCCGAACTGCAGAATGAGCGGCGTCGGAAACGGGCCGAGCTTCGCAAGCGTCAAGTCGCGGCATAGATTGCTGCACTGCGGGTGTAGCCATTCCCCTCACGGGGCGCCATAAGCCAAGGATACGGTGTCACCGAGGCCCTTGGAGCCAATATGAGGCTCTGCCCGGACTGATCCCCGGAAGCACCCTCGGATCGGAGCGAGAGCTTCGGTCGACGAAATCTGGAAAGACCCTACTGCATTCGTCTAGTCGGCAGGCTTCCAAACGCCGGCCCCTGCTGAGGTTGGTGCAGCACTCTTCCAGAGCCGGGTAATGAAGGTCCTCGGAGAGATGGCTTTGTCTGATCTGCGGTCACCTGAACCCGGCAACAATTTGCTGCGATCCTCAAGGTGAGGTCTTAGCCTTCCAAGCTAATAAGCCCGGTTCGATTCCGGGTCGCCGCTCCAATTCGGAAGATTTAACACATCTTCCCCGACATGTTATCGAAACGAGATTTCTTTGACATGTCGCGATATCGAGGCGAATGCCTCAACGAGGGTGCCTCCTGTTAGCAAAGCGCAGGCGCAGAAAGATGAGGATATGCCCTCATAGGCCATAGCAATTCGCCCATATGGGCAAACGAGATCGGGAAGCAGCACGGATGGACGTGTACGGGCGAACGTCTTGGTAGCCTATGGACTGGATAGCCGCCGAACCCAAGCCGAGGCGGTATTAGAGCGCAGTAGCTGGTATCAAGCCCAGCCTTCCCGACTAATTCCTCACCAGAGGACAGGACGGCCCGCAGCGGGAATGCTCGCCTAAGCCGGATAGCCAAGGATTGGGGTTCGTGCCCGGTCACCGTCCTGAGTTATACGGTTTCCGCAAAAGCGGTATAACCGAAAATGCCCTAAAGCACGGATATGGCAATGGCACTTGATGCATGGGATCTCGATCCGCATAACCTGGCACTGACTTTGGCTAGAGCGGAAAAGGGAAGCTATCGGCTTGAGAAGGCCATCCAAGATGTTTTCGAACGCGATACCCAATCCGGCTGGACGCGGAGCTTCGAAGCCGCCGTCAAATTGTTCGAGGAAGAGTTCGGGCGCGAAAAAGGTGACTGGACGCGCCAAGCCTTCGTCAACGGCTGCAATGGCATATCGTGGGACATCAGCGATCTCAACGGAACCGAATATGTCGGATCGGGTGAGACGGATGCTCTTGCGCTCTGCTGTGCCATGGTGAGGGCAAAACTCAAAGATAATCGGCGTTCGTTCTGATTTCGCGGCCCGATCGGCATAACTGCTGGTCGGGCTTTTCATTTGGAGAGTGAGATGAAAAAGCGAGAGCCGAAGATCGGTGAAGCGCGTCGTTTCAAAGTTCTCAGATATCGGATTGCCGTTACGCCGATGGTCTCGTGGGCTGTACATGGCCGAAAGATTAATGATCGACGCTTCTCTTGGTTCATCCGAGATATGTGGCGCGTTGGAGATTATGGGATATGACCCTCGCAGAATTCAAAGCCTGGTTTGAAGGCTTCACGGAAACGTTGGAAGCCGCACCGAATGAAAAGCAGTGGGAGCGCATCAAGGCTCGGGTTGCTGAGATCGATGGGACCGTGACGACATATCCGGTCTTCGTTGATCGCTATATCCCGCCGTATCGGCCGTGGTATGGAGGGATACCTCTCAATCCCATCATCTACGGAGCCAACACGTCTCTCGAAGCGCGATCCTCTGTCTCGCTCAATGCCGGCGCTGGTGATATGCCGGTTAGCGCCATCAACCACGAAGTATTCAGCCCTATGAGCGCGATGACCGATCTCGGCAAAGCTGAGTTCCGGTCGCTGGATTCGTGATGTGCCCATATCGTCTGACGGCCGCCGTTCTTGAACTCATAATCGCGGCATCAACGGGATATTTCATCTTTCTTGCGGCAGACGGCTACGCCAAGCAAGAGCAGACAAAGCCTGAGATACGTCAGTTTGACACACAGCAGCCCAACAGCGTCGGTCCTGCTGTCCCGCCATGTCTAAGGCATCCAGCGCCCGGAGATCGCCCACAGTTCGTTCTCAGGTCTGCGGATGGAACGGTTATCATCGTCGGGTCGGAAGATGTGAGGAAGAGGTGCTGAGATGGCTCAGAAGAGCCCTTTCCACATCAAGGTTGGTACATGTCGGTACTATGGCGTGCGAGACGGGAAAGGTATCCGCCTCTGTGATCGGCGCCCTTGGTATGGGCGGTTTCGGATAGCTAATGGCAGGAATATTCCGCTTTCTGTAGAAAATTCTACCGCAGCCAAGTGCCCTAAATAGAAATAATATTCTATGAACTGGCTTCAACGTCTCTTCCATCGCCCACACTGGCTGACGGAGAGGCCTATAGGCGCGCCAAAGGATGTACATATCCAGGCGAGGGGATGGCGGGTGAGGTTTAGGAGATATCCATGACCACCCACGAAAAGCAAACCGAGATCTCCAACCTCATAGCCATCCTAAAGGCAGAGGGCATGATGTATCCGGTTGGTGACGAACTGGATGCCGTGCTCGCGGATTGCCGGCGGCTCGTGAAGGTGGTGAGGCAAAGATGACCAAGCGTTCGCCATTCCTCACCCGCTTTGAACAAGATGCTGAGCAAATGGTTGGCGTCCTCACCCGAGGTGAGCCCAAGACGGAAGATGAGTGGAAGGCTGTTATCAGAGCCGCCAAGCGTCTTCTGGCCCATGCGGATGCGTAGCTGAAAAGCTAAGGATTTGCGTTAGTGTTCAACGCACATAAATATTGAGAACAATGCATGCCTTTCGAACCCGGTAAAAGCGGCAATCCCGGAGGCCGACCGAAGTCCAAACCGTTCAAGGAAGCCCTACTCATGGAGGCGCTATCCGCGGAGCGTGGAGAGGTCTGTATCGCCAAGAAGGGCTCTCTTCGGTGGAATGCTCGCCAGCTTCTGGAAATGGGTGAGGTGGCTTCCATCAAGGAAATCGCTGACCGCCTGGATGGCAAGGTGACACAAAGTATCAGCGGCCCAGATGGTGGCCCGATCCAAACGGTTGACCTGACAAACCTGAGTGAAGATGACCTCAATCGCCTCGAACTTGTCTTCGGTAGACTTGCCGGTATCGCCAGCGACGATGGTGAGACTGATCCGTCTGGAGAAGGCGAGGAGGGCTAAAGAGGCTGAGCGGGACAGAATATCCCAAGACGCAGAGCGCATTCGGGAAAAGTGCCAAACGCTTGCCGGATTTGTTCGCGAAGCATGGCCCATCCTTCATCCTGCTACACCTTATGTGCATGGTTGGCATATTGACGCCATTTGTGAACACCTGGAGGCGGTGACAGACGGGAGGATTACACGCCTCCTTATCAACGTCCCGCCTGGCACAATGAAGTCCTTGCTGGTTTCGGTATTTTGGCCGAGCTGGGAATGGACGTTTAGGCCAGAGACGCAATATCTGACGACCTCGTATTCTGAGGGGTATGTCAAGCGTGACAGCCGTCGTATGCGCGACTTGGTGTCAAGCGAATGGTTTCAAGCCGTTTGGCCCCTTTCGCTGCCTCGTACAGCCGAGATCAGCTTCGAGAATAATCGAAGGGGATCTCGTGAAGGAAAGCCGTTCTCGTCACTTACGGGTGGCCGCGGCGATCGGGTGATTATTGACGACCCCCATTCGGTTGATGGGGCTGAAAGTGAGGCGGAACGCCTTTCGACTGTTCGGACGTTTCGCGAGTCCGTCCCGACACGATTAAATGACCCCGAGCGATCGGCAATCATCGTCATTATGCAGCGATTGCATGAAGAGGATATCTCTGGGCAAATCGTGAAGCTTGGCCTTGGGTATGAGCATTTGATGCTCCCCATGGAGTTTGAGCCGGAACGGAAGTGCTATACCTCAATTGGGTTTGAGGACCCGAGAACGGAAGATGGGGAATTGCTCTTCCCTGAGCGCTTCCCTCGTGAGGTGGTTGAGCGCGACAAGGTGCCCATGGGCTCCTATGCCGTGGCAGGTCAATTCCAGCAGAGGCCATCCCCTCGATCTGGGGGTATGTTCCAGCGCAAAGACTTTGAGATTGTGGATGCTGTTCCCTCTGGCGGTAAGCGCTGCAGGGCTTGGGATTTTGCAGCCTCAACCGCGAAGCCGGGTAAGCAGCCTGATTGGACCGTTGGTCTAAGGATGCTGCATGTCAACGGTGTCTTCTATGTCGAAGATGTGTGCCGGGATCGGTGGTCGCCATCTGACGTAGAGAAAACGCTGAAGAATACGGCGTCCCAGGACGGCATACCTGTTGTGATCCGGATGCCGCAAGACCCTGGCGCTGCCGGTAAGTCCGATGCCAATACCAAGATCAAATTGCTGGCTGGCTATTCAGTCAAGGTAGAGCCGATAAGTGGTGACAAAGCCACGCGCGCTCGCCCTGCATCTGCTCAAGCTGAGGCGGGAAATGTCAAGCTTGTCCGCGGTGCTTGGAATGATGCCTTCCTTGATGAGGTATGCACATTCCCGAATGGTCAGTTCGATGACCAAGTGGACGCCTTTGCTGATGCGTTGAACGAGCTTGCTCTTGGTCGCGCCCCGATGAGAATTTCCGCAGAGGCCGTCAACGCCTCCCAAATGAGACCGATGGGCCATAGATGACAGATCAAAAGACTGGCCTATGGGCTCGGTGGTTTCGAAAGGCTGAGACAGAGCCAGAGAAGCCCGTGGAGGCGAAAGCCGAACCGCAGGCTATGCGCATATCGGAATTGGCTGTAGGTCGCTCCATGAACAACGGAGAGCCAAAGGCAACGCCATTTAAACCCGCTCCCATCCCTGAGTTCCTTTTGCCAGGGATGAAGGAACAGGGCTTTGTCGAACTGGCGATGGATAGCACCATCTCATCCGCCGCGACGTGGGCCGGTTCCTATTGGGGTCCAAACGGATACGCCTTTACGGAAGGCCTGGAGTTTCTCGGCTATCCATATCTAGCCGAGCTTGCCCAGCGCCCCGAGTATCGGCGCATTGTCGAAATCATCGCCCAGGAGATGACCCGGAAGTGGATTCGGGTCACATCAGCGGATGACGGCGACGAGGATAAGGAAAACGATAAAGCCAGATCCGACAAGATCGCCAAGATCATTGAGGAAATGGAGCGGCTGAACGTCCGCGAGAATTTCAAGATTATCGCGGAACAAGACGGCTTCTTTGGTCGGGCCCACCTCTATCTCGATACCGGCGCTTCGGATGACACGGTTGAGCTGAAGTTACCGATCGGTGATGGCCACGACAAGTTGAGCAAAAGCAAAGTCAGCAAGGACAAACCGCTCCTTGCCCTTCGCCCCGTCGAAGCCGTCTGGACCTACCCGACGAACTATAATTCGAACGATCCCCTCAAGGGTGATTGGTATAACCCGGATATGTGGTTCGTGATGGGCAAGCAGGTGCATGTCTCGCGCCTTCTGCCGTTTATCGGACGGCCGGTCCCTGACCTGCTGAAGCCGGCCTATTCGTTCGGCGGCCTTGCCATGACCCAGATGGCAAAGCCCTACGTGGATAACTGGCTACAGACCCGCCAGAGCGTGAACGACATCATTTCGGCGTTCAACGTCTTCGTGCTCAAGACCAACATGTCTTCCGTCCTTCAGGGCGGCGGCATGGAAGCGGAAATGGCCCGCGCTGCGCTGTTCAACAACATGCGCAACAACCGCGGCCTCTTCATGGTTGACATGAAGGAAGAAGACTTCGCCAACGTATCGGCGCCACTGTCGAGTCTGGATTTGCTTCAGGCACAGTCCCAGGAGCATATGGCGGCTGTCGCTGGTATCCCGCTCGTGAAGCTGCTAGGGATTACGCCATCGGGCTTGAATGCCTCGTCAGAGGGCGAAATCAGGGTGTTTTACGACACCATAGCCGCCTATCAGGAAGCGTTCTTCCGCGACAACCTGAACAAGGTTCTGGGCTTCATTCAGTTGTCTCTCTTCGGTGAAGTAGATGACAGCATCGTATTTCAGTTTGAGCCGCTGTTCTCGCTGACCGAAAAGGAATTGGCTGAAGCCCGCAAGGCACAAGCCGAAACCGATCAGATCTATATCGATGCTGGTGTGGTGTCCTCGGCTGAGGTTCGCCAGCGACTTGCCAGTGATCCGGATAGCTCGTATGACGGTCTTGATCCTGACGAAATGCCCGACCTTCTCGAAGAAGAGGAAGGTGGCCTAGTGCCCAAGGGCGGTGGAAGTGCTGTCGGGTCAATGTTCAAGGCCGAAGAAACCACTGGCAAGGAAGCTGCGTGATCAAGTTAGACCTTTGGGATGTCATCAATACACGCGTTCCCCCGGAGTTGGACATTCCAGAGAGCCTTGAACAACCGGAGAAGACCGTTGACGACAAAGCTGAGGCGAGCAACGCCGAAGACAGCGGAAACGGTACTTCGGCCGATCCATCCCAACATCGGGATTGAACTCGAATATCGCCGTCAGCTTCTGAAAATGATCGACGCGATGGCGAAGTCAGTAGAGTACTGGCTGACCGCCACGTATCGCCAGAATGAGCCTAGGATAGCCCAAGACGAATCCCCAGCCGATGCGCTGCGGCGATCGATGAAAGAGCTATCCAAGCGGTGGCTGGATAAGTTCGATGAAATGTCCGTCAAGCTCGCTGAGTACTTTACGCAATCGGTGGAGAAGCGCTCTACGGCGGGAATGAAGAAAATCCTGAAGGATGGCGGGTGGTCTGTCAGCTTTCAGATAACACCCGGAATGAAAGACATCATGGATGCGACGGTCCATGCCAATGTGGCCTTGATCAAGAGCATCCCTCAAAAATTCCTCTCTGACGTGGAGGGATCAGTCATGCGTTCGGTGCAGGCCGGACGCGATCTAGGGACGCTGACGGAGGAGCTACAGAAGCACTATGGGGTTACGCGGCGTCGGGCGGCATTTATCGCCAGAGATCAAAATAACAAGGCCACAGCAGCATTCAAGCGAGCCCGCGAACTGGAACTTGGCCTGGATGAGGCTGAGTGGAATCATAGCCACGGATCTCGGGAACCGAGACCAACTCATGTAGAAGCCGGACGGAAGAAAACACGCTACAAGATTTCGCAGGGCTGGTATGACCCTGCTGTAGGCCGGTATATCCAGCCTGCAGAAGAGCCGGGATGTAAATGCTTCGGTCGCGCAGTGATCAAGGGATTTTCTTGATGCACGAACTCACGCAGGCTTACCTTTTGGCTGAGAAAGTGCTGGATCGACCGAACGCTGATCCCGATGATGATATAGCGGTTCTTGCTCGGCAATTGGTCAGAACCATGGAAAAGCTTGGCATCTGTGTTACTCGTGGCGCGACCGATGAAGAACGCGCTGCATGGCGCACGCAGGTATTAAACACTTACGAAGCCGGCGTTTAAAGTTAATCGACGACAATTTGAGGGAATGCCAATGCCGCCAGTCAGTGAGCGACAGCGTAAAGCTATGTTCGCGGCCGCGGCAGGCCATAGCAATCTCGGCATACCCAAGAAGATAGGCGAAGAGTTCGTGGGCAAAGACGCCGTGGAAGCTCCACCGCTTGCCGCTGGTGTGATCTTCATCGCTCCGGATGGTGCTGTTCTCCTGCTCTGCCGAAGCGCACAGGAAGCCAACTACGGTGGCCATTGGGCTCTTCCTGGCGGGAAGGGCGAAGACGGCGAAACGCCTTGGCAGATCGCATGCCGCGAAGCTGAAGAAGAAATTGGGGCCGCAAACAAGCACGCATGGATTGGTGAGCCGACCATAGCCGATGAGGTCACGACTCCCACCGGTATGGTGTTCACGACCTTCGTGCAGCCGGTTCGCTATCGCTTTGTCCCTGAAATCGATGCTGAGCACTGCGGATATGTATGGGCCACGGCTGATTGCCTCCCGAGCCCGATGCACCCGCAAGTAGCTCGTGTCCTTGGTATGCTCTTTCCTGAAGGTTCGGAAGAAATGGAAGCCAGAGATTCACGACCGATCTTTGCCGAAGATGGCGCTGCGGTAGGGATCGCTGAGGGCATAGCGTTTGACCGCGCCTCTGTTCGTTCCAAGGATGCGGACGGCCATATGCGGGTGGAGATCACACCGATCTCAAAGGCGAATGTATGCCCGTATTATGGCCGTGAGATTCCGAACTGGATGTCTCTCGGGCTTGATCCAGAGCGGGTCTACAACCTCTACCGTGACCCGGAAGAGCTTGCAAAGGGCGCTGAGACATTCGCCGGTAAGCCGGTGATGATCATTCACAAGGCAACGAAGGCCGACAATCATCCGCGCGAAGTAGTGGTGGGTGCGGTAGGGGATGGGGTTGTATTCGATCCGCCTTATCTCAAGGCCCCTCTGATCATTTGGGACGGCGAAGCGATCGGTCTCATTGAGAGCGGCGAACAGCGTGAACTTTCGAGTTCATACCGATATGTCCCCGTGATGACGCCGGGCGTCGGCCCGGACGGCCAACGATATGACGGCCGAATGACCGAAATCGTTGGCAATCACGTCGCTCTCGTTTCCGCCGGCCGCGCCGGATCGGATGTTTTTGTCCAGGACAACCTACCCGCCGGTTTGGCGGCAACCACTCCCAACAGCGGAATCCCGGCTGGCGGGGCTAAGCGGGCCCCGGCCCATGATGAAAAGGAGACAGAGATGTCGAAAGCTAAGGATAGTCGGGCCCGAGACGAAGGCCTGATGGAGCGTATCAAGGAAAAGGTCTCGGCCGAAGACTATAAGGCCCTTGACGAACTGATGGCTGGCAAAGCCAACGACGAAGACAAGGAAGAAGAAAAGAAGGCCGCCGACGAAGAGTCCAAGGCTGAGGAAAGGGCTGAAAAGTCCGAAGACAAAGCCAAGGATAAGGCTGCAAAGGACGAGGAAGAGGACGACAAGGAAAAGGCAGAGGACGAAGAGGAAGGCGTTTCCAAGGAAGCCATGGACTCCGCCATCAAGGCTGCTGTCATTGGGGAACGCAAGGCGCAGGCCGCTATCCGTGACGCCGAACGCTTCATCCGTCCGTGGGTCGGTGATCTCGCCGTGGCCTTTGATTCTGCCGATGATTACTACAAGGCTGCTATCGAAGCTAATGGTCGCTCTGTCAAGGATGTCCATCCTTCCGCATATCGCGCCATCCTCGAAATGATCCCTAAGCCCGGCCAACAGCGCACCCCGACGCCGCGCCTGGCAATGGACAGCGCCAAGTCCAACGGTTTCGCTGAACGGTTCCCGGAAGCGGCCCGCATCGGCGTCAGCCTCCGCTAATCCACCCAACAGTGAAAGGAACACGACATGTCTAACGGCATTCAGTCGTCCGTGACTACCCAGCCCGCCGTTGGCGTGGTTGGTGACTTCGCTACCGCAAATCCGCGGTTTTCTCAACTTGCCGGTCCTAGTGCTATCGTTGCTGGCCCGAGCGGTCTCGTCATTGGCCGTTTCGCATGGCTGAGCTATAGCCAGATCGATGGCGACAATGCACCGGCTGCAGCCAACAACTTCGGTACCGGCCCCGTGGCTGGTTTCGTCGGCCGCGCCCAACAGGGTCTCATCACGACCTATCTGACGGCATATGGCATGACCATTCCGGCAGGCTTCCAGGCAACGCTCTTCTCGGGCGGTGATTTCTGGGCCCTCAACAGCGGTGCATCTGCTGCTCAGGTTGGTATGAAGGCCTATGCGAACTTCGCAGATGGTTCTGTGACCTTTGCTGCCGCCGGCTCCCCGACGACCGGTCAGGCAACCACTTCGGCAATCGCTGCCGGCACGGCTGCCACGGGTACGGGCACCATCGTTGGCAACGTCCTGACGATCGCCAGCGTCTCGAATACCATCTTCGTGGGCGCACTGGTCACGGGAACGAATGTTGCCACCGGCACCACGATCGTCTCCCAGCTCTCTGGCACGGCCGGCGGTGCTGGCACCTATGCGGTGGATATCCCGAATCAGAGCGTTGCCAGCACGTCGCTGACCCTGACGCCGTATGTTCTCGATACGACCGGTGGCACCGTCACCGGCACGATTGCGGTCAACGGCATCATCACCTCTGCAGGTACCCCTTCGGGTGGTGTAGTCGTCGGTAAGTCTGTCGCATCGGCCTATGCTGCCGGCAAGTGGGTTATCGCCTCCAAGGGCGCCACTTCCGCATCTGGCACAGTCGTCATCGCAAGCAATGTCGAAACGTCCTGGCACGCCGCTTCCTTCGGCGCCAACGGCGAGATCGTCAAGATCAGCAACGTGCCGGGCATCGGCTAAGCCTTTCGGCCCAGAACAGGAGAAACTCAATGAATTACCAGGAAGCATCTACGCTCTGGGCCGAAGACAGCATTCGGTTCCAGCAACTCGGCGTCACCCTCCCGGATGTGAAGTCTTACATCCCGGATGGTTTCGCCACCGACTTCGCATTCGCGATGGATTCTCAGCCCCAGCTTGCCGCTACGGCTCCGAACTCCGCGGTCCCCATGATCTTCACGACCATGGTAGACCCGAAGGTCTTCAAGGCTCTGTTCGCCCCCAACAAGGCCACGCTGATCCTGAAGGAAGAACGCCGCGGTACGTGGGTCGATGACACCATCATGCTCCCGATCACGGAAGCAGCCGGTGAAGTGTCTTCGTACGGTGACTACGCCAACAACGGCGCAGTGACCTCGAACACCAACTGGCCACAGCGTCAGGCCTATCTCTTCCAGGTCATCAAGCAGTACGGCGAACGTGAACTGGAACGTGCAGGCGCTGCCCGCATCAACTGGGTTTCCGAGCTTGACTACTCGGCCGCCGTGATGCTGAACAAGTTCTCAAACCTGACCTACTTCTTTGGTGTTCAGGGCCTGCAGAACTACGGCCTTCTCAACGATCCGAACCTGAATGCCTCGATCACGCCGGCAACGAAGGCTTGGGGCGGCACCAGCTGGTATAGCGGCAACCAGGTTGCTGCAACAGCCAACGAAATCTATGCCGACGTTGTGAGCCTGTTTGCACAGCTCGTCACTCAGTCGGGTGGTCTGGTTGATCGTGAAACGCGTATGGTGCTGGCACTCAGCCCAGCATCTGAAGCTGCGTTCACCACGACCAACAGCTTCAACGTCAACGTTTCGGATCTTCTGAAGAAGAACTTCCCGAACCTCCGCATTGTCTCGGCTGTCCAGTATGGCGCACTGTCTTCGACCAACCCGCAGGGCATCGCGGGCGGCAACTTCATGCAGCTCATCGCTGAAGAGGTTGAAGGCCAGGAAACCGGCTTCATGGCCTTCAACGAAAAGATGCGGGCTCACAAACTGATCCCAGGTCTGTCCAACTACATGCAAAAAGTGTCGGCCGGCTCGTATGGAGCCGTGTTGCGCCAGACATTCACCATTGCTGGCATGCTCGGCATCTAACGAAGGTTAGATACTAAGGCGAGGCTTTCCCAATCAAAGTTAAGGCAGACTGACCGGGACGCTGGTCTTGACGGTCGTATGGCTCCGTTCCTCCCCGGATCGCTGAGCGACAGGTGACGTTTGCCCGAACTAACCCTCAAAAGGATCTGATATGACCACGTCGTCAAACACTGTGATCGTTGCATGCAAACTTCCGGCCGGCATCTATATGCAGGGCTATGAGATGAAAGAGGTTCAGGAGCAGACGCCGCTTGGCTTCCGTCCTGTTCAGCAGGCCGTTCCGAAAGGCCCGCAGATCAAGATCAACGGCAATGGCGCCCCTCAGGGTGCCGTCGCGAATGGTCTCGTCGATGGCGGTTATGCACTCACATACAATGTCCCGGCAGATACTGCCCGGGCATGGATGGAAGCAAACAAGCATTCCGACATGGTGAAGAACAAGCTCATCTTCATCGCTGACAAGGCGGAAAGCGCCGTGGCTCAGTCCAGGAATAACCATGCCGTCAAGAGCGGGTTGGAGCGCCTGGACATTTCGACAAAGAGCGAGAATGGCAAGGAAGTGCCGGCCGATCCCCGTTGGCCCCGCTCCAACAATGCCAATGTCTCGGCCATCAAGTCCGATAGCCGCGCCGCCTAACAGATCGGAGCACGGCAATGGGTGTCATCGTCCAGTTTGATCTAGCGGCATGGCGATTGCTGTTTCCAGAATTCAGCAACGTCACGGATGATCAGCTTAACGGCCCGATCTGGACGATGGCACAAGCCTATTGCCGTAATGATGGTGGTGGCCCAGTTTGTGATGTTCTCGTTCAGACTGAGTTGCTGAACCTCATGGAGGCGCATATTGCGCAGCTTCTCTATGGCTCGACAACTCAACCGGCAAGCGGGCTTGTAGGGCCTATCACATCGGCAACGGAAGGTAGCGTGTCTGTCGCAACGGGTTTGGTGTTGAATACTTCGAACCAGTTTTTTTTGCAGTCGAAATATGGCCAATTATTTTGGCAGCTCGCGCTCCCTTATCGCCTAGCCCGCTACTATCCGAAAATCACCCAGCAGTTCCAGCCAGTCGCGGCTCCAGGTAGCCCCTACTGGAATGCGTGAAGGAGAATGCCATGGACAAGGAACTCCGCAAGGAAGTCCGCGATTGGAAAGCGGAAGTCGAAGATCGGTTGAAGGCGTTAGAAGCCGCATGGGCTTCACAGGGAGCCGCAAGCGATGCTCCGGTATCCGAGAGCGGCAAGGGCAAGAAATCCAACCCTGAGCCTTCTTCGGGCGAAAGCGCCTGATGGTAACGCTCAAGGGCGGCTCGGGCTTGGCAAAAGCCCTCAATGAGATCGCAAAGAATGTCTCGAAAGCCGCATCCGTAGACGTGGGATTCCTCGAAGGGTCTACTTATCCGGACGGGAAATCCGTCCCCGAGATCGCCGCCATTCAGGAATTTGGTGCTCCTAAGGCCGGAATACCACCGCGCCCCTTCTTTCGCACGATGATTGAGGCGAAAAGCCCCGAATGGGGTGAAGCCGTAGGCAATCTTCTCGTCGCCAACAAATACGATGCGGCAAAGACGCTGGGACAGACTGGTGCAGCTATCAAAGGGCAGCTCCAGGAGTCCATCATTGAGACTTACAACCCGCCACTCAGCCAGATCACCCTTATGCTGCGCAAAATGCGCGCCGAGGATCCGGATCTCATTGTAACCGGTAAAACGGTAGGCGAGGCCGCAAGACGAGTGGCAGCGGGCGAAAGTACGGAAGGCGTATCAACAAAACCCTTGGTCGATAGCGGGCATCTCTTAGCCAGCGTCGATTTTGAAGTCAAAAACTAACCGCCAAGGAGGCGAACATGACAACTCTCTGGTCTCCAGCGACTGGCGACGTAAACTTTCCCGGCCTTACGCCAACCGCAATCAACAATACGCCGATTGGAGCGACAACTCAGTCTACCGGTGGATTTTCCACACTGACTGTGGATTCTGGCACAAAGACAGCCACGGCTACGGCTGGCGCCGCCACCCTGAACAAGGGCTCCGGCATCGTCACGTCGGAAGCACTTTCGACTGCAGCAGGCGCAACCTATACGCTGACGATCACCAATAGCACGATCGTTGCCAGCGATCTGGTGTTCGCCTCTGTCCAGCTTGGCACCGCCACCACTGGTACGCCCACGGTCACGACAGCCACGGCCGGCAACGGTACAATCACGATTGTCGTTCAGAACATCCACGCCTCGGCTGCGCTGAACGGAACGATCAAAATCAGCTTCATGTCGCTGGCCCTCTAATGAACCTGCACGGCGTCGTCGCGCCTATCATTGGGGCAGTAAATCCGAATGTGCCCTGCTCAATGCAGGTCAGCACTGGCTATATAACGAACGACGATGGCACGCAGATCCCGACCTACAACACCGTGACGGGAACGGCACAGGTTCAGGCCCTGACGTTCAAGGATCTGAACCAAGTCGATGGCATCAATAAGAATGGCGCGGCCCGTGGGATCTATTTCTACGGTGATATTGTCGGCGTCCTCCGAACCAGAACAAAGGGCGGAGACATCATCACGCTTTCGGACGGCGCCAACATCGGCAACTGGCTTGTCGTTCAACCACTGGAAACGTGGGCTGTCGGCTGGTGCAAGTGCGCCTGCGTCCTGCAAAACTGAGGATTCCCAATGATTGATCAACGGTTTGTCCCGGTTGGATATCAGCAGATAACCAGCCTCACTTCAGCCGTCTCGCTGACCGTACCCAATGGTGGGGCTGATGTCGCAATCATTGCCGCAGATACTGCTGCCGTGCGTTGGCGTGACGATGGAACGGCACCGACTGCATCGATTGGTATGCCGCTCTCAAACACCGGAGCCGCACTGGAATATTCGGGTTCGCTTTCGAAAATCCAGTTCATTGCTCAGACCGGTGCGCCTGTCCTCAATATCTCGTACTACAAGATTGTTGGCTAAATGGGCTTCGCTCCGTCGCCTACGCAGTCGAACATTCTGACTGTGCTGCGATCCTTCCTGCTCGGTATCTTGCCGAGCGGAAACGCAAAGTTCACTGGTTCGATTGCTGGCAATACCCTGACCGTCACGGCGGTAACGGCGGGAGCAATCAGTTTCGGTGATGCCATCCTCGGTGAGGGCGTTTCCCCAGGCACGATAGTCACGGCGTTCGGGTCTGGATCAGGGGGCCTGGGGACATATACACTCAGCGCCTCACAGACGCTGGCCAGCACGAAAATGTATACGGGAGTTGAAGTGATCGCGGCGCAGACAAACCGCGTTCCTGAGCCCTCTGTACCCGATTTCGTGACCATGACGCCAATCATGCAGACCCGTTTGGAAACGAACGTGGATACCTATGAGGATGTCTCGTTTACAGCCTCCATCGCTGGAACTGTCATGACGGTTACCGCCGTAGCCTTTGGAACGATTGCGGTAGGGCAGATGGTATTCGGAGTCGGGTTGGCAAGCCCTACGAAGATCATTGCTTTCGGAACAGGCACGGGTGGGATCGGGACATACACCGTCACGCCCTCTCAAACCGTGACATCGGAAAAGATGGCCTCAGGCGGAGAAATCTTCCTCCAGGCCACAAAGGTCACCGTCCAATTGGATGTTCACGGCCCGAACAGTGCCGAGAATGCACAGACGATATCAACGCTATTCCGCGATGAATATGCGGTTCGGGCGTTCGCTGCCAAGGGCTTCGATGTCACGCCGCTGTTTGTGAGTGATCCCCGGCAGTTGCCATTTGAGAATGAGAACGCCCAAGTCGAAAACCGCTGGGTGATCGATGCTGTTATGCAGGCGAACCAAGTGATCAGGGCGCCGCAGGAATTCGCAGACCAACTCGACATCACCTTGATCGAGGTCGATGCGGCATATCCAGCCGCCTAATCCATCCACAATCAGATCGAAAGGAAAACGGGCGATGACGTCGATCCCGGCCTCACAAATCGTGCGCGTCAATCCGAACGTGCTCAATGCCGGCGGCAGTGGGCTCGTTCTTAACGGCCTGATGCTGACCCAGAATACGCAGGTGCCGACCGGAACGGTTTTGTCGTTTCCGAACGACGGCGTTTCTGTCTCCAACTATTTCGGGCCATCGGCGCTGGAGACCGCGATTGCGGCCATCTATTTCAACGGCTTCAACACATCCACGCAGAAGCCCGGTGAAATCCTGTTTGCGCAGTATAATTCCGCATCTGTGGCGGCTTATCTGCGTGGCGGCCCGGTCAATCAGTTGACGATCCCGCAGCTTCAGGGTCTTTCTGGTTCGCTGTCCATTGTCATGGATGGCTACACCTATTCTGCCGCCAGCATCAATCTTTCTGGCGCCACGAGCTATTCTGCCGCTGCCACGCTCATTCAGACGGGCCTCAATACGGCCCTTCCGTCTGCCGCAAGCGTGACGGGTTCGATCGCCGCAGGCACCGCATCTGTGACCGCCTCCATCGCTGGCAATACCATGTATGTGACGGCCGTCAGCTCTGGTACACTGGTTGTGGGCGCGGTTCTGACTGGTACGGGTGTGACCGCAGGCACTCAGATCGATGCGCAGATTTCCGGCACGCCTGGTGGCATCGGTGAATATGCGGTATCGAAGACGCAGGTCATTGCGAGCGAAACTATTACCGCTTCCTATGGCACCTTGACCGTGACAGCCGTTTCGTCTGGCACCCTGTCTGTCGGTCAAACCATCACTGGCGGCACCACGCTTGCCAATACCAACATTACCGCCCTTGGTACGGGCACGGGCCTTACTGGCACCTATATCGTCAATCTGACGCAGACCGTCTCCAGCGGATCACTGACGGCCACCGGATCTGCCCTCGCGGTATCCTTTGACTCTGTCTCTGGCGGCTTCGTCATCAAGTCCGGCTCGCGTGGCAATCAGTCCACCGTTGCTTATGCAACCGGTACTCTTGCCGCCCCGATCTTCGTGACACAGGTAACCGGTGCAGTTCTTTCTCAGGGTGCCACAGCGACCAGCCCTTCTGCGTTCATGACCTCCATCACGAACCTTACCCAGAATTGGGCAACGTTCATGACGCTCTTTGATCCAGACAATGGTTCGGGCTGCGTTCAGAAGCTGGAATTCGCTGTTTGGACCAACAATCAGAACAAGCGTTGGGCCTACATCGCGTGGGATACCGATGTCACCCCGACGGCAAGCAACAATGCCACGACGAGCTTCGGCAACATCGTGCAGGCAGCGAACTATGATGGCATCGCCCCGATCTATCAGCCGCTCAACGCCTCTACGCCGGCCGTCGATATCGCGGCTTTTGTCTGTGGCATCGCGGCCTCAATTGACTTCACGGCATTGAACGGGCGCATCACCTTTGCCTTCCGCGGCCAGGATGGCCTTATCGCTGGCGTCACCGATGCCACGACGGCCAATAACCTGACGGCTAATGGCTACAACTTCTATGGTGCATACGCGACGGCTAATCAGCAGTTCGTGGAATTCCAAACCGGTCTCGTCTCAGGTGAGTTCCAGTGGCTGGACAGTTATGTCAACCAGATTTGGTTGAATAATGCTCTTCAGCTCGCCCTTATGGAGCTTCTGCAGAACGTCAATTCCATTCCCTACAATAATCAAGGGTATGGACTGATGCGGGCCGCATGCCTTGATCCCATCCAGGCAGCTTTGAACGCTGGCGTCATCCGAGCCGGCGTTACGCTCTCCAATCTTCAGAGAGCGCAGGTCCGCAACGCTACTGGAACCGATACCGCTTGGCAGGTCATTCAGCAGCAGGGTTGGTATCTCCAGATCGTTGATGCTGCTCCGCAGGTCAGGCAGGCCCGTCAGTCGCCTCCGAGCACCTTCTATTATACAGATGGTCAATCGGTGCAAACCATTGTTTTGAATAGCATTTTGGTCCAGTAAAGGATATAATTCGAGGATGAAAAAGGTTCTCGAATGTGTGGATTGCAAGGCATCATTTGGCCATGAAAAGATAGGAGGGCAACCAATTCGATGCCCATCCTGCCGACTCGAAAATAAGCGTCGCCTTGGGCGAGAAACAGCAAGGCGACGCCGAGAATCAGATCCAGAAAAAGATAGAGCCACCCAGAAGCGCTATCGTGATCGAAACAAAGACAAACAAACAAAAAGAAATAAAGATTTTTATGCCGCGAATAAGGAGCGTGAAAAGAAGCGGGCTCAAAAATGGCGGATGGCAAATGCTGACCAATGCAAAGAGGTCGCAGCCAAATGGCGTAAAGATAACGCAGAGCGTTTTAAGGCAATGCAGGACGCATGGGCTGAAGAAAATGCCGAACATCTGAAGCAATATCGCCGCGAACAATATCTCCTCAATCGAGAAGAGGAACTGGCCAAAGCGAAGGAATGGAAGGCTGCGAATACAGACCTATGTGCAGCTCTTTTCATGAAGCGAAAAGCCGCAAAATTGCAAGCTACGCCACCTTGGGCGGATGAAAAGGCAATTAGGGCGATTTATGCCGAGGCGCGTCGGCTCACAATGGAAACCGGCATCAAGCATCATGTCGATCATATTTACCCGCTCCAATCTGATTGGGTGTGTGGACTGCATATCGAGACAAATCTGCAAATTCTGACCGCATCGGAAAATCATTCGAAGTCGAACCGGCGGCATCCAGATTATCATCCCAATTGAGGAGCCTACAATGGCAAGTCTAACTTCAGCGAATGCGGTCATCACGCTCAGGATTCCGGGGCTTTTCAATACCCCGGTCACCCTGCAGGGGTTCATGACCGACAATATCTATGACACCCCAACGGTCGAAGTGAACCAGACCGCCATGGGCGTTGATGGCAAGTTGTCTGCTGGCTTCGTCTTTAACCCGATCGATCAGACCTTCTACATCCAGGCCGATTCCTCATCCGGTGACATCTTCGACACGTGGTGGGGGAACATGATCACACAACGCGACACGTTCCGTTGCTTCGGAGAAACCACCCTCCCAGCCTTGGGCACCACTTATACCTCCAACAATGGTGCTCTGATCAGTTGGCCGCCGATCCCGACCGCTGGGAAGATCCTGCAGGGTCGGCAAGCGCTGATCCGCTGGGAAAGCATCGTTCCGAATCCACTTTGAGGCTTAGCTTATGGCTCGCAAAGAGATTGACGTGTCGATCACTGACGAGGGGCGTGATCAAGGCAAGGTGTTTCATATCAAGGAAATGCCGGCCATGCAGGCTGAACAGTGGGCGATGCGTGCGCTTATGGCCGTGGCCCGTTCTGGTGTTGATATCGGTCAGGCGGCTTCCGGTGGCATGCAGGCACTGGCCTATCTGGGTATCGAGGCAATCACGAAGGTTCACTTCGAGGATGTCAAGCCGCTCTTGGATGAGATGCTGGATTGCGTCTCAGTCAAGCCGAACCTCAAGAATCTGGCTATCGTCAGGCCTCTGATGGATGAGGATATCGAAGAAGTCCAAACCCTCCTGCAGCTTCGCAAGGAGGTGCTGAATCTCCATCTGGGTTTTTCGAATCCCGCCGACCAGTCGAAGTCAACCTTGGGCACATCGGCGTCGAACTCCTCGAATACCCCAATCTCCCAAGATCCATCGGTACGGTTCTCTCGATCTCGCCCAGCAAAACCACAGCGCTAAGGGATTTGAACGAGTTCCTTTCTGTCGAAGATGTTTATGACATCATCGAAGTGTCCAAGATCGACGGGCACAACACTCGCCTGATCAATGAACACAATAGAAATAAAGGAGGCTGATCGTTGGGGACCATAATCGATAGCCTCATCGTTGCGCTAAAATTAGACCCTTCTGAATATAAGAAGGGTTCGAAAGAGGTCGCTGACACCTCGAAAAAGACCACCGAGCAAGTCGTCAAGGGCGGCAAGTCCATTGAGGAGTCGAGCAAAAAGGCTGCCGACTCCATCAGCAAGGTCACACGTGAAGTCCTCGGGCTTTACGCCGTCTTTGTTGGTGCCCGCGGGATCAAGGAGTTCATCGGTGATCTTATAGGGGCCGACGCTGCCCTTGGCCGGTTCTCGCGTAATCTCAACACCTCTCCACAAACGCTCTATGCATGGGGCGCAGCTGCCGAGCGGGTAGGCGGCTCGAACGAAGCCACAGCGGCAACGTTCGAGCGCATCGGCAAGGCGCTTTTCGATTTGCACCGCAACGGGCAGGCCCTTCCGAAGGAATATGCCCAGCTTCAAGCCCTTACGGGCATGAACATCGACCGTGATCACGGTGTCGACAAGTTCCTTCAAGATACCGCTGCTGCGCTACAGCGGCTCAACCAGATAGATCCGTCGCAGGTTCATTTCATCGCCCAGGGCATGGGCATCGATGATGGAACCGCGAACGTCATGATCAAATACGGTTCAGCCATTGGAGCCTATATTGATCAGTTGAAGAAACTCGCGCCGCAGAACGAAGCCATCAAGGCGGCACAAGAGCTTCAGGACAAGTGGGCGACACTTCAGCAGACCGCCGTCAATCTCGCTAATACCATTCTCGATAAACTTGGCCCTCAGATCGCCGATCTTCTCACGAAGATGACGGATTGGATCTCCAAGAATGGAGATTGGATCAACTCTGGCATTGTAAAAGCCGTTGGCGAGTTCGCCGATTATCTGAAGTCCATCGACTGGAATGCGGTCGGGCAGGGCTTGAAGGAATTTGGCAATGACGCAAAGGCTGTGGCTGATGCGCTAGGAGGGGTAGTTCGAGCAACTGAAATCCTGATTGGTCTTTGGGCTGGCGGCAAAGCTCTTGGGATGATCGGGAGCCTTCGCAATATCATTGGCGGCGGCAGTGCATCTGCGGCGTCTGCAGGCGCAAGCAGTGGCCTGATGGCGTTCCTCGGCAAAGCTGGAATTGTGGCAGCTGGCATCGGAACTGCCATCTGGGGAGCCGAAAAATATAAGGAAAGGCATGCAGCGGGCCAAATCGAAACCCAAGAGCAGCAAGATCGGATCGATAAATTCAATCAATGGCGTTCTGGTCATAAAGGGGCGTTCTCTTCTTGGCTGGACTCACTATTTGGCGGGAACAAAGATGCCAGCGGCCATGCTGATGCTTTGCAGAATAATCCGGCTTTGGGAGCTGCGGTTCTCGGCAACGGTAGGGATGGCGCACTAGATTCGTTCCTTGGCGGTACGGTAGATGGTCGTCCAATCTCTAAATCTAATCCTGTTCCGGTAGTCGCCGCTGATCAGCAGAGCGGTGGCGGGTTCTGGAGCAAGCTTGGAAGCGCCATCGGCAGTTTCTTTGGTGGTGGTGCTACTTCCGGAGCAGCATCGGCGGGTTCTTCAGATAATAGTAGCGGGCCAGTACAAGCGATTGGCCCATCTGCCGGCGAGAGAGGCTGGTGGACAAAAGATCGTCAAAAACATGCCTTTGACCGGCTTACTAAAGAAGCTGGATTAAGCCCACAGGGAGCGAAAGCACTTATTTCTCGCTGGATGAATGTTGAAGCATCTGGCGGCCCGGGCGAAGTTAATTCGATCGGCGCTACTGGTATTGCCCAAATGCTCGGCCCTCGAAAGCGCCGCTTGCTCCAGATGGCGCAAGAGCGGGGTGTTCCCGTCAAAGATTATGATCTTCAACTCAGCCACATTATTGAAGAGCTTAACGGTTCCGAGGCAAGGGCGGCACAACGGTTGCGGAGCGCCAAGACGGCTGAGGAAGGCGCGATTGGTGCAAGTATGTTTGAACGGGCTGAGGGATATAATTCCCTGACGGGTCGGGATAACTTCACCGGGCGCACATTGGGTGGCATGCGTGGAATGGATAAATTCGTTGGGGATACTCTTGCTGGAGCTGCCCTAAGTTCCCGCCTGTCGACCATTTCCAATGATAACCGTTCATCCACATCTACAACATCGCATCAATTCAGCGTTGGGCAGATCAACGTCAACGCTCCCAACGCGACGGATGCTCAGGGTATCGCGAGCAAGGTCACGGATGCGATGGTTAGATCTACGGCTGCAGCAACGGCAAATTATGGACCACGATAATGGCATTCCCGGTAAACGTTCCCCGCGTGCCGGGAGTGCCGTCCGTTCTATTTGCGGCGGGCGCGGGACAAATCATCTCATTACTGACGCAGGACGCCGTCTCGCTCTTCAGCGGTGGTTCCCTACAGCAGCCATGGGGTATCTATCTGGGTGGCTCGCCAGTCGTCTTGGCTGACAACGTCGTCTCGTTCGATTTCAGACAGCAATATACGATCTCTGATTACCCCGTAGAGCAGGGGGCCTTTGCTTCCTACAATAAAGTGCAAATCCCGTTTGATGGCCGATTCCGGTTCTCCACGGGCGGATCTGATGATGATAAGTCCGCATTCGTCCAATCGATACGCGATATCATCGGTGACCTGAATCTCTATACAATCGTCACGCCGATCGCGATCTATTCGAGTGTAAACCTCACGCATTGGGATTACGGACAGACGGCTACCAATGGCGTAGGGTTGCTCACCATAGATGTCTGGACGGAGGAGGTGCGCGAAACAGGCGTGCAGGCGATGTCCAACACTCAGAGCCCTACTGCTGCCTCGCAGGTAAACGGTGGAACGGTTCAACCGGTTTCCGCTACCTCATTGCAGTCGGCCCAAACTGGCGCGATACGGTCCTCTGGCGGCCGATTGGCGGGATAGCAAACATGTTGATTGTTCCGCTACAGGCCGTTCCAAATCAGACGGTTACCGTGACGCTCAATGATCAGGTCACGCAAATCAATGTCTATCAGACCTATAATGGCCTGTTTATCGATATTTATTTGGAAAATGATCTCATCATAGGTGGCGTGATTTGTGAAAATCAAAATCGCATCATCAGGTCGGCCTATCTCGGTTATTCCGGTGATCTGGCATGGATCGATGTTCAGGGAGCAAGCGATCCGGATTATACTGGGATCGGAACGCGGTTCTTTCTGGCATATCTCACGCCGGAAGAATTGGCTTAGGCCATCACTGATCCCAGTTGAAATCCATTGTGCCCATGTTGGTTTCAACTGAAACATTCAAAGGGTTGCATTCATAGGAGCCAACTGCGAAGCGCTCGCCATATGTCAAGTTTAATTGATTGTCCGGCGTCTCAGGCATAAGCAAGCGAGAAGTATATCTGCATTTCCCCTTGTTTACAGTTACCGACTTGACGGTGATACTATTTTCAAGGCTCGTTAAAATGACAGTCCAGTTGTCCATTGGTGAGAAGTTTGGGGACCCGATCGCGGATGGAATATTGTATTTATTAGCGACCAAACCATTTTCCGCGCCCATGTTCCAGTGAACATCGGTGTTCCCTCTAGGAGTATCAATAACGACTTCGATCGGGTCGCAATAATACGTGCCGGCGTTAAAGGTCTGGCCGAATTTCAGGTTGATTGGCAGCGGAACCCCACCGCCATGCAAGCAGCCGCGATTCACATCGATATGATCGATTGTTAAATCATCGACTTTCGACGTGATTTGTAGATCGAAGTATCGGAAATCGCCGCTTACTGGTTGCTTGTTGGCGGCGAATGTATCTGCTTTTACGGGGAAAGCAGCAAGACATAAACTTGCGAATAAAAAAGCGCGCATGACAGCCTCCAGGGGAGGCCATCATTATCCTGAATCGCGTAAAAGTCGATATGGCTATTCTTTCAGATAGGCATTCCCAATAAGCCAGTCTCGAAGGATGCGGCGGATGGCTTCTTGACGAGTGATGCCTTGATTTTCCGTCGCGAACTTATCGATCGCGCTCAGATCGGGCTCTTGAACACGAAGCACAATCCGATCGCTTTCTACGCTCGGACGGCCTCGTGATTTTTTGGGCACATTAATTGTTGACGACATGAATAAAAGGTGACATAAAATAATCAGCCGCGCAAGATGCTACCAACATCTAACGCGGCCTAACCGAAACCGAACTTTACAGGAGTTCGATATGGCTAAATCATCTATATCTCTTTCTTCGCTTTTCCGTAACCCTGCAGTTCGCGATGCTTTTGAGCGAGCTGAGCGCGATAATGGCGCGGCTTTCGTAATCTTGGCTCCGAAGTCCCCCACCTTAGGTGGTGGCGCGGCTCGGGTTCTGGAGGTTGCGTGATGGATCGGAGGACAATTCTCAAGCATTTGCCATTTGCTGCTGCTATTCTCGCCGCACCCGCTGTAGTATCAGCTAAAATGAGCGAAACTCCATTGGAGCGCGTCAATCGCCTTTCGGAGGAGCTTGCAATCGCACTGGACGACTACTGGGATGGAAAAGCCCACGCCACAGTGTTCCCAGCCTCATCTGGCTACGGCATCAAAATGTCCGTGACTCACGTGGAGGTTGACAAGTTCACTCGTCTTGAACGTCATACCGAGGGTCTGAAAAAGGCATTCGCGGAAATCTATCCTGCGAAGAAACTGAACGTCTACAACCAGTTCAAATCGGATGGCGGGACCATTGTCTTCGTTACGGCGGAGGAAGTCTGATGGCCGTGGCAAAGAAAGAAGAAATTGGAATCGAGCTTCCGCCGCTGGATATCCGGTTGATGGAAGTGACTGTAATCGGCGACAGTCCGCTGATCGTGCATGCTTGGTCGGAAAAGGCCAAGAAGGAAATGCTGGACAAACAGATGAAGAAGGCAAAGCCGGCGAAAGAACCCAAGAACCCGCAGGCAGACTTCGAAGCTTCAATGTATCGCCTTGCTGATGGTGGATACGGCTTTCCAAGCGTTGCCTTCAAAGCTGCTGCTGTCACGGCTGGAACATCAGTCGCTGGTTTGACGAAGATCCAAGCACGGCAAGCATTCCATATTCTCGGTGAAGACGCTGACATTGCTGGTGTCTTCGAAGGCTCTAAATCGCGAGTTAATTTGATCCGCATAGGCGGCACGTCGCCCACAATGCGTGAAGACATGGTTCGCGTCGGCATGGGTACAGCAGACTTGCGCTATCGCCCTGAGTTTTCAGAGTGGCATGCAAAGCTTCTCGTTCGATACAATGCTAACGTTTTGAGCGAAAGTCAGATCCTGAACCTACTCAATGTTGCCGGGTTTGCCGTCGGAGTCGGAGAATGGCGCCCCGAGAAGGACGGCCAATACGGCATGTTCCATGTCGCGACCGAAGCCGATCTTGTGAAACTGGAGGCCGCATGATGCGCATCGCCGGTTTTGAATTCGCTGAAGGTGCTCGTTTCCAGGCTGGAGCATCGAAGGACGCCAAGCTCATTGGCGAGCATCTGGAAATGCTTAGGAAGAGGTTCAAGGGTGAACTAACGCCCGAGGACGTTCTTGAAGACGCCAAGCATGACAATTCTCCTCTCCATTCGTTTTTCGAATGGAGCGACACCGAGGCGGCTCGGCAATATCGGTTACAACAGGCAAGGGGACTGATCCGCGCTGTAGTTGCCGTTTATGTCCGGGAGGATCAACCAGCAGTTAGACAGAAAGCCTATGTTCATATTCCTGAGCCGAGTGCCCCGCATTATCGAGAGGCCTCGCATGCGATGTCTCAGGCAAAGACGCGAGAAATGGTGCTGAAGTCTGCCCTTGCAGGGCTCCATGCATGGAAGAAGAAATACAAGGATCTCCAAGAATTCGCAGCGCTGATTTCGATCATCGACAAAATCGATGAGAAATCACTTCAACCAGTAGCATGAGACAGAGGGTTATGCCGAGAGTTACTTACAACCTCGGACGCGAAAGCGGACATGGCAGGCAGGTCTAGTTGAGTTAAGTCGTGGTCAGGTGTGGACCGGCAGGCGTGTTTAGGCAACGTCAGTTGAGGCCAGTTAAGCCGAGTTATGGCAGGCGGGGTTAGGCCCGTTATGATTTGGCAAGCTCAGGCAAGCCATTTCTTGGATGCATAATAGAAGGCGGTTCTTCGGAGCCGCCTTTTTCTTTTGGAGTAAAGGATGTCCTTCACCGAAAAGAAAATCACCGTTCAGTTCAATTTGGCAAACGGCTCATTCGGCGACGGCAAGAACAATACTGCGATCGTGACAGGTCTGCGTTGCTCGGCAAATATCGATGCTACTGGCGGAGTTTCGAGCAACAGAATGCAGTTAGCAGTCTACGGTCTGCCCTTGTCGTTGATGAACCAGTTGAGCACGGTCGGAACCCAGTACAACTCGCTCTATAAGAATAGCATTACCGTTGAAGCTGGCGACGATACCACAGGAATGTCTCTTGTTTTTGGAGGTGTGATTTTTTCCGCATTCGTAGACGCTCAGAACATGCCAGATGTAGCGTTTCGTGTTCAGGCGGCTCCCGGCCCATTCCAAGCAGTGAAACCCGTTCCCGCCCTAAGCATAAAGGGCTCTGCGGATGCTGCCGGGATGATGGGTAATCTCGCTAAGCAGATGGGGCTAGCCTTCGAGAACAACGGCGTTCAAGTGAAGTTAGCAAATCCGTATTTCGGCGGAACGGCTTGGACGCAGGCCATGGCGATAGCACGTCACGGCAATTTCGACCTGATCTACGAGCCGAACAAGATGGTGATCTCTCCACGAGGGCAGCCGCGGCAGGGGGATGCCATCCTGATCTCGCCCGATACCGGACTGGTCGGCTATCCGATGTTTTCGGAAAACATGGTTGTTGTTCGCTGCCTGTTTAATCCGGCGGTAAAGCAACTTTCTCTTGTTGAGGTCAAAAGCGACCTCACGCCGGCCAACGGCAAATGGCAGGTCAAGAGCATCACCTATGAATTGGAATCGCAGACCCCCGGAGGGCGGTGGTTCATGGTCCTCGAACTGATCGCTATAGGAACACAATAGAGATGGCGAAGCCAGAGAGCTATTTCGGGCAACGCGGCACGTTTGACGATTCCTCCGACTACAATGTTCGTGACTTCCATATCCGGCAGAGATTGGGAGAGGTCCGGACTATGGTCCCCGTCAAGATCATCGCGGTTCATGGTGGCGGGGTAGGGCCGGCGCCTACGGTCGATGTCCAACCGCTCATTAACCAGATAGATGGGCAGGGTAACCAGACTCCGCACGGCATCATTTACGGCATTCCGGTTTCCCGTAGTCAGGGCGGCGGCAATACGATCATCAATGACCCAAAGGTCGGTGACAAGGGCCACATGTCGATCTGCGATCGGGACATGTCATCGCTCAAGGCAAATAAAGGCGAGGTTTCCAATCCTGGCTCGTATCGCATGCATGATATGGCGGATGGAGTCTACCACGGCAACCTATTCAATCAGGACACCGACCAATACATTTATTTCCGCGATGATGGGATCACGCTGCAGGATAAGAACGGCAACACGATCGAGACCAAACCCGGCTCTATCGCCATCACCGGAAATCTCACAGTCACGGGCAATGTCACTGCCGGATTTGGAACTGGCGATAGCGTAACTCTTCAGGGGCATACGCACCCGACTACGCCTCCCGGACCTGAAGCGCCTCCCAATCCAGGAACATGACATGGATACTCTCTTGCTCGATACCGAGACATGGGATCTCGCCGTGGATACCGCTAGAAATATTGCCATGGCATCGGCCCCATACGCGCGTGCTCAAGACGCCGCCAGCGCAATCCGCACGTTTGAAGGTGAAGTTTACTACAACACCTTGCTTGGAATTCCTTATTTCACGCAAATCCTCGGCTATGCACCGCCGGTCGCATTGATGAAGGCAAACTTCAATGAGGCCGCACTGACTGTTCCCGGCGTGGTGACATCGCAATGCTTTATCACCTCGTGGGAGGATCGTGTGGTCCGCGGGCAAGTGCAAATCACTGACGAAGACGGCAATACGTCGGCTGCATCCTTCTAAGGATTTTCATTAAATGGCTACGACTAATGTGCCGAGCCCGAGCTTCGGGCCGAATGGATTCCTCATACCGTCCGCTCAGGTTGTGCTTGAAGGCGTAATAGAGGACATCAATACCGCTTTCGGCGGCAATCTGAATCCTGCCCTCAACACTCCTCAGGGCCAACTCGCATCCTCCGAAGCAGCAGTAGTCGATAATGCCAATCAGGCGTTTCTTTACCTGACGCAGCAGTTCGACCCAGCCTTCGCTTCGGGTCGCTATCAAGACGCACTGGCGCGGATTTACTTCCTTTCGCGTAACCCATCTCAGCCGACTGTGGTTCAGGCTCTCTGCACCGGGTTACAGGGTGTGGTCATTTCCGCAGGCGCTCTAGCGATCGCTGCAGATGGCAACCAATATGTCTGCACTGAAGCGGGGACTATTCCGGCCTCTGGGAACATAACGCTAACATTTGCATGCTTAGTTCCCGGCCCCATTTCATGTCCAGCCGGCACACTTAACCAAATCTATCAGTCGATTCCTGGCTGGGATGCGATCACCAACCCTTCGGATGGCGTTCTTGGAAACGATGTCGAGAGCCGGTCAGCCTTCGAGGCGCGTCGTGCCGCTTCTGTTGCCCTGAATTCCATCGGCTCGCTGCCATCTGTCCTTGGGGCAGTTCTTGCCGTTCCGAACGTCATCGATGCATTCGTAACGGAGAATGCCACGAACAATCCGCAAACGATCGGAGGCGTCTCGCTTTACCCAAATTCGCTTTATGTTGCTGTGGTTGGCGGTGAGGCTCAAGCCGTTGCTGAGGCAATATGGTCCAAAAAGGCCCCTGGTTGTGCCTATAGTGGCAACACGACGGTAACGGTCCTCGATACTAGCACGGGTTATGTCCCCCCATATCCGGCCTACGCTGTTTCCTTTCAGGTTCCGGCGCCTCTGCCCATTCTATTCGCGGTCAATATCGTAAATTCAACATTGGTCCCAGCCGATGCGGCAACACAAATCCAAAACGCAATCATAGGAGCTTTTGCTGGAACTGATGGGGGGCCACGAGCGAAGATCGGCGCGACTCTGCTGGCGAGCCGGTTTTATGCTCCCATCCTTGCTCTTGGCTCATGGGCGCAGATCGTCTCAATTGAGATTGGATCGGTAAACAATGCCTCTGCCTCGTTCACTGGCTCGATCTCTGGAACGACCCTGACAGTTTCTGCGGTCGCCTCGGGAACCTTGGCGGTCGGGCAAACGATCTCGGATGTCACCGGAAACCTAATTGTGGGGACAACGATCACCGCCCTTGGAACAGGTTCGGGCGGAACAGGCACCTACACGGTTTCGGTGAGCCAGACGGTCGGATCTGAAAGCATGCAGTCAGCGGTCGCAAACCTCTTTGAGATCGGAGTCCGCATCAATCAGGTACCGACTGTTTCCGCCAATAACATCGTCGTGACGCTCAGCTAATGACAGACGTTCCGTATCCGCGCCCTCCCGCTGGCATTCCCAATGGGATCGGGCAATTTGTCATTGGGCAAAGCCCTATCGGGACGCAGCCAGGGTTTGACGTTTGGTCAACAGTTATCAGTCAGTATGCGAATTCGCCTATTCTGACGACGCTGATCAGCAATCTGGCAGACTACATCGATCAGACGCAAAACTTTGATGCGTTCTACGATTACATCATGAACGTTGCTACGGCCCAAGGATATGGCTTGGACGTATGGGGCCGCATAGTTGGCGTGAACCGCATCCTGCAGGTCAACGTTGGAAACTGGTTTGGCTTCAATGAAGCCTCTCCGGGCTCTTTCACCTTCGGGCAAGGCTCATTTTACAGCGGCGCTCCGTTAACCAGCAATTATTCGCTGTCCGACGAAGTATACCGCACGCTGATTTACGCCAAGGCGGCGGCGAACATCACCGATGGATCGATCCCTTCGATCAATAGAATTCTGATGACGCTCTTCCCCAACAGAGGGAACGCCTACGTCACGGAAGGTTCCCAAAGTGGATCATGGTTTGGCTTTGCTGAATCCGCGAATGCCCAAGGCTTCAACCAGGCGGCGTTCTATAGCGGCTCGTCCGTCGCCTCCATGACCATGTCATATGTGTTCGAGTTTCAGCTTTCCCCCGTGGAACTCGCCATCGTTCAAAATTCCGGTGTCCTCCCGAAGCCAACTGGCGTTCAGGCATCCGTCGTCATTCTCTAAAATCGAGGTCATATAATGAAGCGCTCCGACATTCCGTCGAAGTTCCCGATTCCGTTTGGGAATTCGGCGGGGGCTGGCTATATCCGCCAAGTCCCGACCGCATCTCAAATTGGGGTTACAAATGGCGCGGCATCCCTGACCGATGGTTTTGTGCCGTTGAATTTCCTGCCTGTTGGTTCGGGCGGCGTGCCACCGTTCGGTCAGGATATGAATGGCATTCTGAACCAGATTTCTGCTTGGTCCAGATGGCAATCGGCAGGAAACCCACTCACGTTCGACGCGACTTTTGCCACAAATATTGGCGGCTATCCGGCAGGGGCAATTCTTTCCGCCGCCGCTGGCGGCAACCTGTGGCTCTGCCTCACAGACGACAATACTTCAAATCCGGATACTGGTGGTGCAGGATGGGTGGCGATCGGGGTTGGCCGCACCCGTCTTTATGCAAACCTTAATCTTTATGTTGCAACCACCGGCAGCGATAGCAACAACGGATTCTCGGCTGGCTCGCCTTTTGCTACCCTTCAAAAGGCATGGGATTATCTGCAGAGCAGTGTCGATCTAAATGGGTTTTCCGTCACCATTAATGTTGCTGATGGGACCTATACAGCCGGCATTTTAGGGCAGGGCTCAATTGTGGGCCAAAATACAGCAAGCGCCGTTACTTTCCAGGGTAATGCGACGACTCCCGCAAACTGCGTTGTCAATGTCACGAACTCCAATAGTTTTGCCACGTTGACGGGAGCATTTTTTACGGTGAATGGCTTCACCATGACTGCGACCGGATCCGCATCGGCGGCGACGGGATGCGCGCTCCGAACCAATCAAGGAACGATCATCTTCCAAAATTGCCGCTTTGGCGCTTGTTCGGTTGCTCATCTCAGTGCTGGTGGTGGTGGTGCGATCTTCACGAATGGTGCCAACACTATTTTTGGTGGCGCCCCCAATGCCTGGTTTGCTGCGGTCTCTGGCAACATCAACGTTGCGAATTCGTCGTGGACGCTTACCGGAACTCCGGCTTTCTCGGGGTCTTTCGTTGCAGCGCAGACATCTTCAACGGTTTTGGCCGCTAGCGTCTCATTCAGCGGCTCTGCGACCGGGCAGCGCTACAATGCTATTCAGAGTTCGACGATTAATTCGTTTGGCAGCGGTGCGAACTATTTTCCTGGATCAATCGCCGGATCGGCTGATTCGACAAGTACCTACGCCTAAGGAATCATAAATATGAAACTTTTTGCTAGCATCCTTGCGGCGATCGCTTTTGCCTGCCCTTCGATTGCCTTTTGCCAGTCTTCCCCGGGCCTGACGTATGGGCAAGTTCCTACCGCCGGCCAATGGAACGGCTACTTTGCCTCCAAGCAGGATGTCTTGGGCTATACCCCGCTGAACCAAGCGGGTGGAACGATGACTGGCCCGCTCAAAACATCGGCATCTACCACAAGTGCTGCGGGTTTTTCTGTGCTTCCCGGTGTTGGCCCGAACGTGCCCAATAACGGTGATATCTGGCTGACCTCGTCTGGTCTTTATTATCGTGCCAACAACATCACGTTTGGCCCAGTTGGAGCTGGCACCATTACGGGTCCCGGAACAACGACCGTTGGGAATGTTGCCAAATGGGGAAACACGAGCGGCACATCGCTTGTTGATGGCGGCCCGCTCGGGACCGCTGCCACCCAGAACACCGGCACGAGCGGGGCGAATGTCCCGCTGCTGAATGGGGGGAATACGTGGAGCGGGAATCAGACCTTTACTGGCAGCAATGCCATTGTAATCGATCTTCCCGATACCTCGGGCAAGCAAATTAGATATAATTCTGCAGGCTTGGTAAAGTGGAGCGCTCTAGCCCAGGCTACGTCTCACAACTATGCTGTCCAACGCTATGATGCGTCAGGTGCCTTCCTTGATACTCCATTTACAATCAATTGGTCCAACGGCATTACTACCGTATCCAACGGTTTGGGCTTGGGCACGAATGCCGCGATAACGTTCACAGGAACCGGCGCGGCGACAACCCGGTCTAATCTTGGCGCGGCAGCTTCGGGCGCAAACAGCGACATCACATCCCTCTCTGGCCTCACCACGGCTCTTTCTGTCGCCCAAGGCGGCACGGGAGGCAATACACAAGCCACGGCTCGTACCGGCCTTGGTCTTGGTTCCATTGCCACGCAGGCCGCATCGGCGGCTGCTATTACAGGCGGTTCCATTGATGGAACGACGGTTGGTGCCACGACCGCATCGACGGGTCGCTTCACCACGCTTGCAGCTACCAGCACGATCACGCCGTCTTCCACGAGCGGCATTGTCGGCACGACGACGAACGACAACGCGAATGCGGGCAGCATCGGAGAATACAATACTTTCCAGTCGAGCGGAACGGCGCTGACCTCCAATACCCCGGCGAACGCCACGAGCCAGAGCCTTACTGCCGGTGATTGGGATGTGCAATGCACTGTACGGTTCAACCCGGCTGCTGGCACGACATATTCTTCAGTGCTTGCAGGCGTGAATACCACGTCCGCAACCAATCCAGGCTTTACGGCCTACACTCTGCTGAATGCTGCTTTGACGACCGGCCAGCAGCAAGTCATCAGCAGCCCAGTGACTCGCGTCAGCCTCGCATCGACGACGACCGTCTATTGCATCGCGACATCGATTTTCGGTACCTCTACGATGACCGCAGATGGTTCGCTTCGATATCGCCGCGCCCGGTAATTGAACACGGGGGGAACGCTTGATATTGTCTTTCAGCTCACGAAGGACGAAGAATGCTAACGCTTTGGTTTTATATTTCCGCCGCAATATTCTATCTGGCGTTAGCAGGACTGCTTCATCCTCGTGGAAGGGCTATTTTCCAAAGTGCCTTTCTATCTGATGGAGGGGTTCAGTCTCTGGATGGCCTCCGCGGTCTTTCGGCCTTCTGGGTAATGGTCGGGCACATCGCGCCATTTCTCTTCGTGAGCAATGTCGTCTTGATATCAGGCCCTAAGGCTGTGGCTATCTTTGCTGTCCTGAGTGGCTTTTTGATTTACGGATCAGCCTCCAAAATCAGGGATATGGATGATCTTCGGAATTTCGTCGTCAGGCGATTTTTCAGGATTTACCCGGTCTATGCCATTTCGCTGATTTTGATCGTAGTCTTTTTCTGGGATCGATCATTCACGGTGGCGCGGTTCGTCGGCGATGTGCTGATGTTTCGCTCACTCGGGTCGCCGACTTTCGCTAGTTCGTACACTTGGAGCGTGTTCCCAGAAGTGCTGTTCTATGCGGTGATCCCGGCCTATGTCCCATTTGGGCTGAAGTGGGGATGGAAAGCCGCCGTTCCAGCCGCGATCCTGCTTTCATATGGCTCAATCTACGGCCAGTTGGATTTTCGGATCTGGCAGTATTTCTTTGTGGGTATCGCCCTAGCCGATATTGTCCCAAAGACTGTCGATCTCCCGAAGTCGTGGGCGGAAATGGCGCTTCTGGCGGGGATAGGACTTCTCGCTCTCGATCTCTACGTTGATTGGGGATGGGTGCTCTTCAACGGGATGAGCCAGCTTTTCGGCACGGAATATTTTGCGGATACGTTCAAGCAAAATAATCGGTTCACTTTTGGTCTTGGGGTGGCGGCGGCTCTGATTGTGTTCGGGGCAGTTCGATCTTCGATAGGTCGGCGCATCCTCTCATCGGCACCATTGGTGTTTTTAGGGAAGATTTCATACAGCCTCTTTGTGCTGCACGCGATCATCCTCTGCATTTACTTGCGAGGATATTTTCATGTGTCCTTCGAATGGCATCAGTATGCCTTTGTAAAGGAATTTATACAGCCCACGATCCGCCTTCGAGAGCTTGGGCTGATTCTGCTACCCTCGATCTTCACGACGGCAACAATCTCATACCTATTGATCGAGAAGCCTCTGATCGACTTCAGCCATCGAGGATCTAAGTCGAAAGCCATGCAGCAAGCTCCAAGTAGGGCCTGATTTCTTTTCTACACAATTTGGTTGAGGCAACGATGTCCACAACATCGATCAATGGCGATTGCCCGATTTTCAACGGCAATTTCGACAAATGGCAGCGAGGAGTCTCGCAGACCGGTTCTGGCTACGGCTCCGATGACGCTTGGTTGAACGATAGCAACGGCTCGACGAAGACGCATAGTCAGCAGATGTATCCGGTTGGCCAGAGCAATGTACCTGGAAATCCGCGGTATTTCTCGCAGACAATATTCAACAGCCTCAGCGGGGCGATGAACTATGTCCGCAAATCGTTCCGAATGGAGAATGTGCGGAATTTTCAGGGGCAGCAGGCGACGCTGACGTTTTATGCGCAGGCCGATAGCCAGCGGCCGATTGCGGTTGAGCTTGTCCAGAATTTCGGGACCGGTGGCAATCCCGATGTCACCGTTACCGGGATCGGTTCGCAGAAGGTGGCGATCGCTCCGGGAGGGATGAACCGCTACGATGTGCTCTTCGATGTCCCGAGCATCGCAGGCAAGTATCTCGGCACGAACGAGGACAGCTATCTCGAAGCGGTGTTCTGGTTTGACGCTGGCACGAATTTCAATGTCAGGACGGCCAATCTCGGGCAGCAGAGCGGATCGATCTCGCTTGGAAGGGTGTCCATTGGACCAGGCGATCAGCGGCCCAACCCAGATCCGTATAATGCTTTGCCTCTTAGCGTCCTCGATCTGGAATGTCGGCGTCGATTTCTAGTACTCAATAGCCTACTTTTGCAGGGCTATGGGTCGGCAGGCAGCTATATAGGGCAGTCGTTCATCATTCCAGTTTTGATGCGGGCAGCGCCGATTCCAACTGTGACATCAGACTTCTACATAAATTCATCTACCCTGTATGTTGGCAATCTCGCCATGCCCCAACAGCCTCTGAGGCTTCAGGTGACGGTCACGACAACTGGTTTCGCCTCGGCCCAGTTCAATGCGTTTCTGAACGCGGATCTCTAATCATGGCTGCTTGGGCTGAAACGCTCGCGGTCACGAATGCTGGGGCAACGGTGTCTACCCTCACGCCAGCGCTGACAACGATCTATGCGCCCACATCGGCAGCTTGGGGCTATTCCCACGCGCCGTTCCTGACAATGTTCGCCAACTGCTTCTTTGTCATGTTCGCGAACGGGCCGAATGGGGAGGCATATCCGGGGCAGCGGGTTTACATCCGCAAGAGTACGGATTTTTCGAACTGGTCCGATGCCGTCATGATCGGGCCTCAAAACGGGTATTTCACCCAACGCGTTCTGATCTCCGCAGGGTTTCGACAGGTAGGCTCGAAGCTCTATGCTTTCTACTCGGTCTTTGAATACGATCCTCGCGTGCTGACCAATGGAGCGCCGCCTGCTGGCGATGTCGGGTATCTCTACGTCAAGACCTATTGGATTTCGACATCGGATGGCGTTTCGTGGAGCGCGCCGGTCGAGCTTGGTCCGAATATGGAACCGAACCGACAGCCTAAGGCACTGGCGAGTGGACGGCTGGTCATGGCGGGGCACACGACATTTCCTTGGACCGATCAAGGCGACGGCCTTAGCGGCTGGCAGATCGCAGGGATTTGCCCGTCGATACCGAGCGACGATGCTTCGACCATCCTCGAAGCGCAGGCGATTAAGGCTTGGGATCAGACGCTCTGCGAAGGGGATTTTTATCAGCTCCCATCTGGCGAGATCCGGATGCTGCTTCGCTCGACGGAAGACTACCTCTGGATGACGCGGAGTTTCGACAATGGCCTTAGCTGGTCGCAGCCGGGTCGGACGAACTTCGGGCACGGAACCTCGAAATTCGATGCTGGCCGGCTGGCGGATGGCCGCTACTATGTTCTGGGCAATCCGCCGATCGGCAACCGCGACTATCTTTCGCTCTGGCTTTCCGCAGACGGAGCGAGCTTTACCAAGCGGTATGACGTGGCGACGGCGCCATACACTGTTCAATTCCCCGGCAGGTCGAAATACGGCGCCTACGGCTATCCTAGCCTGCTGCAATACAACGGAACGCTCTATGCCGTCGCATCGCGCGGCAAGGAAGCCATAGCGGGATATTCGTTCCCGGTTCCTGCCTAAATCATCACATCGGAGTCTATTATGACGGACCTGTTTCCTCAGGCGCTGGCGAAGGTGCTTGTCAGCGAGGGTGGCTTCTCTAATGATCCTCAGGATCCCGGCGGCGCCACCAACAAGGGCATTATCCAGTCCGAATATGACAAGTACCGCTGGTCAAAGAAGCTCGGCGTCCGATCGGTGAAGTTCATCACGGATGCAGAAGTTTCGGATATTTACCGGAACAGCTATTGGCTGGCCGGTAAATGCGATCAGATGCCCGCTGGCGTCTCCTACGTCCAGTTTGACGGCAATGTGAACTCTGGCCTCAGCCAGTCGGCAAAATGGTTACAGCGCGCCCTTGGCGTTGCTGATGATGGCGTCATTGGTCCCAAGACCTTGGCCGCGCTCAATGCCTTCCCGAACAAAGACGCGCTGATCGACAATATTTGCGACCAACGCCTGAAGTTCCTCCAATCGCTCAAGACATGGCCTCACTTCGGAAAAGGGTGGGGTGCCCGCGTCGCTCAAGTCAGAGCGACCGGTAAGGCTTGGGCGCAATAAGCCCCCTCAACATCAAAGGATAATCCCATGCGTATCATAGGCTTGGTGGCAGTCGCCGCCATGACGATCTCGCTCGGCTCTTGTGCAGCCCTGCAGAAGCTTTCCAGCACTGAAGTCCCCTATAGCTCCATCCTCGTCGCTGCAAATGGCGTGGATGCGGCGGAAACGACTGCGAAGAACTATATCGTGCTCTGCACGCCGAATCCGGCCCCGAAAGGCTGCGATGACGCCCTGATCAAGAACAAGATCGTTCCGGCCGTGAAAAATGCTCGCACGGCTCGTGACGCAGCGCTGAAGTTCGTCAACGACAATCCGAACGCCAAGTTCGGCCCTGCGACACTGACAAGTGCGGTTTCTACCGCCGTCGGCACGCTGCAGACGATCCTCTCCCAAAACAACATCTCTTCGAACTAACAGGAGCTTCCGATGAACATTCAGCTCATCGCATCCTTTCTTTCCATGCTGCTTGCGGTCATCCCGCAGATGACCAACTCTCAGGCCGTCAACAGCGTTGTGACCTGGCTTGAACAGATCATTCCGACGCTTGTTCAGGAATATCAGGATCTGCTTCCGACCGTGAAGAACATCATCGCTCTTCTGAAGTCGAACGCTGCCGTTACCCCTGAGCAGGTTGCAACGCTCCAAGCTCAGGAAGTCGTCATCGACAAAGCATTCGACGATGCCTTGGCAGCCTACCTCGCAAACCATCCCGATCCAGCGCCGGCTCCCGCCGCTTCTGCCAGTTGAAGCTCCATCAAAGGAGGTCTTGAAAATGGCCGACACCCAAACTCAAATCAAAGCTCAGATGGCCGATGCAGTTGCTTCGGCTGTTGCCAATCCCAAGGTGCAGGCGGAACTTTCAGCGGTGCCGGCGATCATTGACGCCCTGACTCCCGTTGTCGATGCCATTCTGCATTCGACCAACAACGAACCTTGGTACAAAAGCCGAGTTGTCTGGGGGCAGATCATTACAGTGGTTGGTCTGATCGCCTCGGCTGCTGGCCTCAATATGGGCGCTACCACACAGGAGATCCTCATCTCGCTAGGCGTGACGCTCTCCGGCCCCGCTATCGCGCTGTGGGGCCGCTACGTGGCGAAGAAACCGCTCGGTTCATGATCGCACGCCTCCAGCTTCTCGGAGCCATCATCTTCATAGCCACGCTGGCGGTAGGTATTCTGCTGGCGTGGCATTCCGTTCTCCTCGGGCTTTGAAAGAATGCCAATGCCACCAATCACGCGAGATGCGGCCCTTCACCAACAGCTCGGAGAGCTTATCGCGGGCATGCGGGCAATTCAGGAAACAAATCATCGCCTAGAGGAGATGATTCAGAAATCGGACGAAAAATCAGACGCTAGCCGAGCCTCAATGCATAAGCGGATGGATGATTTCGGCGATCGAATTGCCAAGGTGGAGAACACTTCCCTCGAAACGGCCAAAACCGTCGAGAAAATGAAGCCTACCGTAGATGAGGTCCATGCATGGAAGCAGCGCGGCATAGGAGCGCTTTTCATCGTGGGCATAGGGGCATCGGCCCTCACGTTTCTGTTAACAACATACTTTTCTAATATTATTTCGTGGCTGACCAAGACTGGTCCGTAATTTTGCGCGCCCGTCACAATTTCCGTTTCCGATTGACTTGACAAAGGGCGACATATGCCAACACCTCCATTGAAAGACGAAGACTGCCTCTATGGCCTTGAGCTGGTGAAGACCCACAAGACGATCCAGGCTGCCTCAAGAGCCACTGGACTTGATTGGCATTGGATAATGCGTCGGGTGAGAGAGGCCAAGCGGCGCAACCTTTCAAAAGATACCCCAGCACCTCCGAAACTCCAACCAGAAGCTTCCCGCGCCGAAGTCCGTGACGCCGCTTTCTGGCGCAAGAAACACTCAGTATCCGAGAAGGAGCTTGCAGATGCCGAGCATCTGGTTTCGGAGCTTTCCGGTATTCGCGGTCTGCCATTCACCATCCCAGATTGGATATTGGATACACGCACCGGCCGGCGCGGCAAGAGTGTAATCGGGGCGCTCGTTTCCGACATCCATATGGGTGAGGTAATCTCTGCCGAAGAAATTCTCGGGATCAATGCCTTCAACCCGGAGATCTGCCGCCAGAGGCTGCGCCGGTATTTCGCTGCAGTCTGCACGATCGGTCAGCGATGGGCTTCGGACACGGATTGCGAAGGCGTTCTCCTCGCGCTTGCCGGCGATCTGATCAGCGGCGACATCCACGACGAACTAAAGATGACGAACGCCCTGACATCGCATGAGCAATGCTTGGCGGTCGCAGAGGAGTGCGTTGCGGGCATCCGGCATCTCCGGGATACCTATGGCCGGGTTCATGTCGTCGGAGTTCCTGGCAACCATGGGCGTACCACTCATAAGCCGACTGCCAAGCTCTACGCTCGCCTGTCCTATGACAGTCTGATCGTTTCGATGATTGCCCAGCGCTTCGAGGGGGACGATAGGGTGACGTTCCAGCAGAGCGATGCCAAAGACCAGATCACGCCGGTTTTCGGAAGAATAGTCTTCAGCTCGCATGGTGATAAAATTGGGACCAAGGGCGGCATGGGGTTTGCCGGCCCGATGCTTCCGATTGTCCGCGGCTCTAAGAAGATCGACGCGCAACAGGCCGGTATCGGTCGGAAGCCCGATCTCATCCAATTTGGGCACTATCATACGACGGGGAATCCGGGGAACGTCCTATCGAATGGTTCCGTTGTTGGGTACTCAGAATATGCAGATGACCTTCGCGCCGTCGTAGAGCCTCCGCAGCAATGGATGTATCTCTTGCATAGCAAATGGTTTCTTAGGGAAAGAATGCCTGTTCAGCTTGAAGACCCCATGGTGCCACCTAAGCCTAGCGTCAGGGTTCCCGCCGGCTGGCACACAGCGTAAAGAGAATCTCAATTGAGGCAACGGCAACCATCGCCATTGTCGCTTCTGATGTTCCTGATCCTCTGCCTCGTCCTAATCATCCTGCGGAAAGGGCCATCGTCTCATGGAAAAGACGCTAGACGATCCCCCACCCGAGATCAGAATCGTCGTCCGCATGGAAGGCGACAAACCCACCTATGAATTCCGTATCGGCAACCTGTCATACGGAAAAGTGCCTGCACAGTGGATTGTGGAAGCCATCCGCGAATTCTCTGGCGCTCTCAGGTGGGTGAAATGATCGGCGACCGGTACTGCCCGCTCTGTCATGGATCGGGGCTGATCCGATCTCCCGATACTGGATTTTCAGTATGCGAACGGCCTATGTCGGCCGTTCCTAAGCCGCTTCCTGATTTTGATGAGGAATGGCACGCATTATCCCTATCCGATGATAATTCGGACGAAAAAGGGATAAATGCCGATCCGAAGCCCGCGGCTAAGCCGTCCCGTCCCTGAGTCTATCGCGCTCCTTGGCTTCGATCTGAATTCTCTCCTTATAATCATCCGTCCCAAACTCGTCGCGCATGACAAAGCCTCCCTGGCGGAGCTGCAGCCGTGTCGTCTTCGAATGATGGGAAAGCAGTTCCGTAAAAGCCCTCTGGGCCGCGACTACGTTATTCATCCCGCCTAAGCGCTCCTTACGCCGGCCGTCTTCCACATAGACTTCATCGATCGAATAGTTGAAGCGATCACCGAAGAAGTTATCCTTCTCCGACCCCGGAAGAACATAAACGGCAGCCTCTCTTCCCACGTCACAAAAATAGATTCGCTCTTTGCCATATATCCAGACGATGCGCTCGCCATGGCCTCTACGAGCCTTGGAGCATACCTGCCATTCGCCGTTGAAATTGATAAGCCGATAGTCGCGGGGCATCTTTCCACCTCAATCTTTGAGTTTGCCGCCGCCCTGATCGTTCTCACTATGTTCCTGTTTTGGGTGGAGTCAAGTTTCCAACTTGAAGGGCCTAAAATTCTTCGCGGCCAAGATGTTGTTCTTGAGAAGATCGAGATATTCAGGATATGCCTGCGCGTCAGGGAAGCAACCGGCGCTATAGGCTTCGTTATAGGCTTGGGCGAGTTCTTCTCTAGCCTTTAAAATCCATGCTTCTGACACATCATCGCCAATGCCGTTAAGATAATTGCAAAGCGCGGCATCTAGACGCCACATTGCATTGGTCTGGCGTTCGTTCATCTCACCGTCTCCTTCTTGCTTTTGCATGAAGAGGATCTGATGCCCTGCGCAGCAAGCCAAACCGCAAAGCATAAGCAAAATGCGCTAATGCCGAAATCAGCATAGGCAAAACCCATGCTATTGGCGCTGGCGTTTGCTGTGCCTGCCGCAAGGGCCATCATCGCCATAAAGAATTGCACGACAACTAAGTGTGCCGTCTTCATCCCACCGTCTCCTTGCCTTCCTGAAGAGCCGCATCGATCATCTGTTGCCATGCATCCCTAAGTTCGCCATCAGAAACTGGATTCCCGTCGTTCCATAGCCAATTCTTCATGGCCGGGGCATTGAGCATATCGGATGTCGGCTCTCGTATTGCCTCAATGGCGTCACGAGCGGCGTCTTCCCAGTCCTTCCATGTTTGGGCGACAAGCAGATCAATGGATTGATACCCCCTTTCTTCTGCGGTCCAATTTCCGATTTCTCTCTTGGCTATTGCCCGCGCCACGCGCTCAATCATCGTCATATGTGGTCTCCTAGAACAGGCAGGTAACGGCCCTGGTAACGGGCGGTAACGCCGTTGTCGTAAGTAGCCGTTTCTGCATTGAAATTCGATTTACCATGGTTAAGGCTTTGTTATTCTCGAAACATTGATTTTATTTATTGTCGTTACCGGAACGGCCTGCGGTCCTCTTTTCGGAGAAGCGTGTTGCCGCTTCTATGACAGATCTGTCATAGACGTTCTCAGTCATGCGCTTGCTGTGGCCCGCCACCTTTGCGACATCATCTACGGACGCGTCTTTCGCGCGTCCTTCGGACACCCCAGAGGCGCGTAGATCCCTAGCCCAGATATCCTTCGGAATGCCTGCGGCGATCCGGTCTTTTCTCCACCCATCTCGGAATGTGCCTTCCCGCCACGGAAGCGCCGTCTGCTCATTCACGATAATTGGGCCAACTCTCTTGTCCAGCGGCCAGTGCTCAAGCTCTTCCAATACCATAGGAGCATTGTAGAGGGGATATTTGATCTTCTTTCCCGTGGTGTCTTCGGTCTTCGAGGGTGTGTAGGTGAGGATCATATCGGAGTCGATGTCCTCCCACCGTAAGCCGATCCATTTCTCCTCACGCTTTTCATTGACGATATCGGAAATGCCCTCGGCGTTAATCGGAACCCATTGCCCAATCACATCCCAAAGGCGTAGGAGGCTTTCATAGACGATCGCATAGGCAAGGGCAGCAGATGGCCTGCCACGCGCGTGTGCGGCCTTTCTAGCGGCAACGACCTGATCGGCAGTTAAAACCGCCGTACGGGGCTTTATTGAAGGAATGTCCTTATTCGTCTCCAGCAGGATTGCCATAAAATCTATGCATCCCTCGGCTTTGGCCTGGATGCCAAATGAGACGACGGCACGCAAAATCGCTCGGCACATATGAGACGCAGCCAAGTGCTCGCCCTTTGAAGACCATGTGCGATGCCATTGCTTGATATCTAGGCCGCTCACAGCGTCGACACGACGGGCACCGATATGGGATTCCATTCTAGGCAGATAATGATCGTATGGAACTTTTGATGACGGCTTTAGGGCATGATATTCGCTTTCAGGATGCTTCTGATACATCGTGAATAGCGACCGAAAGGTTCCGTCAAACTCTAGGGCATTACGCCTATAGCCGGCGCGCCAGAGCTTCATTTCAGCTTGCAGGACTTCACATTTTGCGATCAGGATTTCCGGCTGATCGCGATACATATTCAAATTGAGCGTTTTTGGGGTGTAGCCTGCCTTCACCACCTCTTCATCGGCCACCCAATAGGGTGTTTTCTTATTGCCGCGTTTGATCCATTTCAGGCCTTCCGCCTTTGTCTCTTCCATGCTCCCTCATCCTCTTCTCCGTCTGGAACGCCCTTGCCCGTTTTCGGCAAATGGAAATAATTATCGTAGAATAGCTTGAGCAGCGGTACTGGTCGACCACCATGCATCTGGTCGACCTTGGGGAAACCGGGGATTTTCTCAAGAGCCGGTAGGCGTGTCTTACGCCATTGGTCCGCATTCGACTTCCCGACCAGAGCAACAGCGATCTCCTGATCGGTAGCGAACACCGGCAATGTGTCGAGAGGCGAAGGCGTCATTCTTCCTTCTCCCCGCTGTTGTCCTTTTGTTCCTGCAATAAAGTGGGGGCGGAGTCCGAGAGGGAAACAGCAGCCCGAATTTCCCAGGAGGGATTGCGCAAATTTCGGGATGAAAACCATAGGGCTGTCTCGGTTCCGTCATCATGCTGGAATGACAGAAACCATCGTGAATCGCCCATATGCTCTAGATGCGCTCCCTTGGTGGAGACGATCTCGTCGAGCTTGCCATTTACGAATTCGCGGCGGTCCATCACTTCCCCGCCTCCTCGTTAAGAGCGGCGCGGCCGGCGGTCTGGCATGATTGAGTGCTGACGACCGAATTGAACCCTACTACTACTTGGCCAGCAGCTTTCCCGACCTGATCTCCAGCGCCGAACAGGATGAAAAGGAAAATCACAAAGACGACATAGCCGATGTCACGCATCAGTCCCTCCCAGCTTAGAGAGGAGGGCGCGGGCGGCGCGAAGACTTCCGATCTGGAAATCGTGCGCCCATGCTACCTGATCATTGTCGCTCTCATCGGGATCGTAGGAATTTGCAGCTTCGGCAAACGGCTCCAGTACCTTCATAACCTCTTCCATCACCTCTGCTTGGCGCTGGCGTTCGGCCAAAATTGCTTTGGCTATGACGGTAGGCTCGTCCTTTAAGGGCGTCCTTGAAAGAGTTCGCGAGACTGCCGCAGCGGCCTGCATGATATCGTCCGGTATCTCGCTCATTGCATCGGCCCTCCGTTGGCGATCCCTTCGGCTTGGGCGCGCGCTTGGGGGATGTAGGAGGTAACGAATGCCTCAAGCTCATCGTGGACCAAAGGAGCATCGATGACGAAGGAATGCAGAATTCCCATAAGCCCTGTCAGGATACCGCCCGTCACGACCTCGATTTGCTCGGCCGGCTGAAGACTGCGGAAGTCTGGATTGTTGAATATGGACATGCCCAGAGATGCGACCTTTCGGCGGATCTCGTCTGCCATCGCATCGGTCTTGCTGTTGGGATCGAAAGGTTTGGGTGCGCTCATGGCTTCTCCTCGATTTCAACGGAGGCCGTGAAGCTGTTATATCCGGCCGGCCGGTCAAAGGCGTCATAAGCTGGGCTGGCGCTGATGATGACGCTCGCATCCAGGGCGCTTCCGCCTCGCACCCGCTCGACATAACGCGCGATTGCCAACTTCACTTCCTGTTCGGACAAGGTGACGGTTATCTTCATTTCTCCCTCCCTTCATTGGAGGGTGGAGGGGTAGGGGCGCGCTCCTGCTTCCTTGCTCTGGCGACGATCAGCAACTCCTTCTGAAACTGCTCTTTAGATATCTTTCCGGCCCGGTAATCTGACCTGATATTTGCCTCTGCGGCATCGATCATTTCTGTCCAGATCATCTCCCCACCTCCGAAGCGGTCTTCTGATCCGCTGGGTAGGCGGCCTTGCGGATTTCCTCGACCGTCGCCACATCAATCCAGAACGATCCGTTGGTGTAGCCGATGGTGTCTTCTGGCGACATATGATCCATGCTGTCCGACATTCGCTTCAAGAGCGTGGAGTAAGCAGGAGCAGGAGCAGGCGAGCGAGGCAACGTCGCCATCAAATAGCACGTCCAGTTCAGGTTCGCCTTTTCCCAGAAAGCACGGGCTTCTTCCTCGTTATCGAAGGCGGCCAAATCCATTTGCGGGTCATCGAATATGACGACGAACTGCCGCTTGGGCTGATCCGACGGCTGGCACCAGATTTCTTGATGTTCGCTCATGGCTTCTGCTCTTCGCTAGAGGGGGACGGTGGAGAGGCTTTGCGATTTTTGAGGTTGATCTGACATTTCTGGGTCCCATCCTCTTTTCGTCTTTCGAGGTTGATACGGTCACTGTTCACTCCCTTGCTCCGTCGCTAGTCCGATCGATCCGTGTAGTGGACCCAATACTCGGAGCGGATCGATCGGACGGGCTATGAATCTCCCCTTCGGCTTTAGCTTTGAGGGAGGCGATCATGGCTCGCGTTTCATTGGCCGACAGGAGCGGAAAGGGCATCATCGTCCCGACGCTTTCGAGCTTGCCGCTGGAAATGTCCCACACAGGCAGACCGCGCCTCAGGGCCGTCTCTATCTCCGTAGCCACGCCAGACCCTATCGAGCCGTCTGGGAAGCGCAGGAATGCAAGACCATCGCAATCGTTGACCACCCCTTTGAAGTGCCCCATCCCGTACATGAGGTAGGCGGAAGCGTGATGCGGTTGGTCGGGGTTCTCGACTTTCCATCCGTTCGCACGAAGGAGGTCGATTGCCTGCGCCTGACGGGCGCTGCCGTAGTCAGTCACGGGGTGAGCGAGATAGACCCTCATGCCGATGCTCCCCGGCGCATGCAGTCCTTGCACATCGGTGCGAAGAGATCGCCTTGGCCCTTGCTTGGCTTAGGAGCAGGTTGTCCCCAGCCGAACCCGTGCAACCTCAATGCCTCCTTTTCCAGGTCTGTCAGCCATTCGTGCCACTTCGGGTAGATGACGGCAGCTTCTTTCCGCTCCTCGTCGCTCTGCATCGTGCCACACATGCATTCGCCCGAGCGGCAAAGCTGAACGGCCACCGGGTTGATCGGTGTCTGGCATCGCTCCAGATACTCGTCGCGGTCCTCTTGCGTCCAATCATGGATGATGTTCACCCAGATGTTTCCCTTGGACGCAGGGTCCTGACGATAGAGCTTCAGGTTCTTCTTGCGGTTTTCGCTCTCGTCCTTGCGTGCGCCGTTAAGGAGAAGGACACGGACGCCGCGCTTTCCATGCCTGATCTCGCGAGACACTGCCTTACGGAATGGTGTCGCCTTCAGTACCCGGTAAGCAAAGCCGTGGGCATCCACACCCTTGCCGAAGAAGCCCTTGCGAAGAACGTAGTCTTCGTAGGCGGTTCCGGCGTCGGCCTCGACGTACTCGCCCTTGCGGCCATAGACATCGCGGACAAACTCTGTCGTCTCCGGGATGCCGCATCGCGTGTTGCCGTGGATGACGAAGTCGATCTTCAGGCCAAGCTCGCGGGCCACCTGGTCGGAAGCAGCGCTGTCCTTGCCACCCGATACCATCGAGACGATGTGCGTCGGATTGTATTCCTCAATCGCCTTTTTAACGATTTCTGAACTGGATTCGATTTTCATGCGGCTAACTCCCGGATTTGACAGGGGGAATTGACGGGCTCATGTTCCCGCGACTTCTGGGGGAACGGTTTATGAAGGGTCTGATAAGCTTCGACTTGCTGCGGCTGGACGGGTATGAGCGCAAGGGCGGCGGTGAGGGCTGCACGCATTGCAAACTCGCTCGGATAAAGCGCCGTCTCTGGCAATTCCGTAACATAAGCCTTGCGAGCGGCTTCGATCATTTCAGGTGTCGGTTTCATTTCCACGTTTCCCTCTCGGCCTCGGCACTGGCGACGGCCTCATAGATGTTCTTGGATGTCCACCGCTTGCGAGGTTCAGCGCAGGCAGCGATTGCTATGGCGATCAGGAGAAGAATCGCGAGTGATGGAGAGCGGGGAGTCATGTGCCGCACCATCACTTCAAATCCACGTCGGGAATGATGACGGAAGGTTTGAAGATCACTTTGTAACGATAGACGCTGACCGGCATGGGTTCCAGCTGCTCGACGACGTATGTCACATTGTCAGAAAGGCCAGCAAAGAACTTCTTGTAAGCTCCAGGTCCGGTTTTGCAGGTGATGGAAATCTCGCGGGCCTTATCAGCGTTCCCGAGGGAGCAAAGCCCTTCGACAGACAAGAGATAGTTGTCTGTAATTCCGTTGATGACCACAATCCGGCGGTTGACTTGGAAATTGTCGGCCGCTGTCGATATGTTCTGAGATGCCACGTCTGCGTCATTGCAGCCGGAAAGCAGGGCGCCAGAAACGGCCAATACAGAGAATGCCAACATGATAGGCTTACGCATGATCAATAATCCTTTTCGGAAGGTGCGGCGCTTTTCGCCGGCTCGAACATGTTTCGGTATGGCAGGCTCGGCTTAGGCTGCCGGCGCAATGCCTTTTCGGATTTGGGGAAAGGTGCGGAGCGGATCGGCTTGGAGGCGCGCGTTTTGAGTCCGTTGGCACGATTATACTGCCGCTTCGCCTTGGCGATCTGCTTCACGTCCTGATTGGTCTTGCCACCATCGCCACGGTGGCAACAATCGCGGCCGAGAAGTTGGCCCTCCGCAATCGTGATAGGCCTTTGCTTGTCCGCTTCCGGTCGGAGGGCCTCAGCTATGATATGGTCGATCTCGTAGGGTTTGGCGCCTAGGACGAGGCCGCAGCGCTCGCAGCATATTTTTCCGTCCCGCTTTGAGCGTTCGACTATCTGTTCTCGTTGGTTTCTTGTGAATTCTCGGCGGGACATGTCAAATCCCCGCCAGCCTGGCGCAGCCATAGCTCATCGCAAAAACGACGATAGACGCAACAAAAGAGGCTAGAACGGTATCGGGATCAGCATCCGCTGATTTGAATACGGTCCAATATGATCCAGATATTCCCAAGAGGAACAGGAGGGCGGTCACGAAATAGGCGATAGCGGTTGCGATCATGCCGTACCTCCGATCTTGTCAGAGGAATTTTCAAGCCGTTCCCAATATTGTTCGAGTTCCCGTGCGAACTGTTCGCAGCGCTCCCAAAGATTAAATAGGCAGGCTTCTTTCTCCGTCTCGAAGTAATGGCCGCGATAGACACTATCTGTCCATTCCCGCCCATCTGGAGAAAACCGTAGTTTCTTCCAACCGTGTTCTGTCTCTGTCTTTTCTCGGATGATTATCTTTTCGACGCCGCGACCGTTTACATTATAAAACGTGCCCAGTTGGACGGTGCCCCATTCCTTGTCGTAGCCACCAAATCCAAACTTAGCTACAGGCTTAGCCTCGGTAGGCCAGCGCAAAGCCAAAGTACGCTTCATTGCAGCCATTTCAGCGCTAGCGGCCTCTACAGCCCATTTTGGCGACGACGTTCTCCAATCTTTGCTCATGCCGCGCCCTCCAACCTGAAAACTGGCTGTCCGTCGATAATTCTTGCATATTGCGGATTGCGATACAGACGTGGGCCGTAATGGGAGAGCCCTTCCGTGAGCAGATAATCAATCTGATCTCCGTTTTGGGTGTTTTCGGCTTTCCAGCGCCACTGCTTGCGCCCGTCAAATACGCTGCAGGTTGGGACCGTTAGGACGCGGACCTCAATATTCGCAAACATCTCGCATTCGTAGATGATGTCGCCTATTGCAAGATGCTGGATTTCTTCATCTCGGATGCTGGTCATATCAGCCTCCAATCTCTTCAACAGAGCAATCCAGCCATTCGGCGTACTGCTCCAATGCCGATTCACGCAGTCGGTGGAAATCTGCCGACGGCGCTTTGATCTGTGCATCGGCGCTTTCAAAGAATGATCTGATGTAATCATGAAGTTCAGCCGGAAGCTGTTTCTTCCAAATATCTTTGGCTGCAACCAAAACACCACGCCTAGCCTGTGGTGTCTCCAGCGTGTCATCCACCGGGATAGACATCAGCTTCTGGCAGCATTCGATCAGATCGGCTCTATCCGTGGGGAAGAGCTTTTGCTGAGGCGAAGAGGGGGCGTCCGACAACGACGGGGACGATACGTCGTCGGACGCAGCAGAGGTTAAGGGCGAAGCCTCTGCATTTACCGGCTCACTGGATGAGGGGGAGGAGCCGGATTCGGTAATATCTGTCAGGATTTCGCCGTTGAGAGCGGTTTCCGTCTCGGAGTGGACAAAGGAGGCGTCGAAGCCTTCTTGCTCGTCAGTAGCTTCCTGAGAGGCTTGGGCGGCGCGTAGGCGCTGCATGACGGAAGGTTGTGGCGTAATGTCCTTGGCATTGTCGGGGCCAGTAAAGCTTTCCACCTCGTCACGATCATAGACGCCAAGGATCACCTCAGGCGTGTACCGCCGAGCCCATGAACGGCCCGTGTAGTAGCATTGCTGCTGGTCCGAATCCGACTTCCATAGAGGGGAGTTCTTCGGAGTGATGTCCTTCAGTTTTGGCGATCGTACGGATAGGACGACACCGTCAAGCTTGCCGGATGCGATGCAAACACGATCAGGACCTTCACCTTCAAACTCATAGGTAATCCGACCTTCGATGCCAGAACGGGTATTCACGACAGCGACTATGAGTTGAGCCTCATAGGCGATCTGACCATTGACCGAATAGGACTTTGATGCGACTGCAAAGGGGTTCATCTGCCAGTCCAGCGCCTGAAGGGCTACGGCCATACATGCGCCTGCGTTCCCACGCAGATGCTTCGGTAGAGCGATATCCGCACGGCACATAACCTCAGCGAACTTCACAACTTCGGAAAGGTTCTGTGGCGCAATCTTGGCACCTGTAGAGCCGCTGGATATACCAACGGCATTCATCGGCAGGCGATCAGTGGATTCTGCAAGCTGGTTCATGCTGCCTCGCGATCTTGCGTAGTAAGGAAGTTGTCGAGGCGCTCTTTGGCCCAAGGCTTAAGCTGGATACGGCGCTCGCCATCGTTGAAGGGCCGCGCTCCAGGCCACTCGCCAGTATCCAAGCAGCGCCGGATAGTGCGAAGGCACCAGCGAACGACACGTTCGCCGCGGTCGATATCGAATTCATCAATCTCAACATGCGCCGTATCGGGCACGTCGTCGTTCAGGACATAGAGAAGGGCGAAGGTGTCAAAGGGCATGTTGAGCCCACGGCAGACCATGCGGGTGATTGCGGCCTGCAGATAGTAACCTGCGTCGAAAATCTGACGCTCAAGGAAGTCTTCATCGAACTTGCCGGCCGTTTTCAGATCGGCGTAGACGCCATCGGCCTTCGGAATCACGTCAGGACGAGCGCGAAGCCAAATCCCGGTTTCCGGATCTTTCCAAAACATTGACCGTTCGATCCGACCATTCAGGATGCCTTCACGAACAAGAGGATACTTGCTGGCATCGGCATGAATGCGTCGGATACGATCGAACTGATCGGTTGTGATGACTGTGAGCTTCTTCTTCTGGGCATCAGCTAGAAACGCCTTGCAGTCATTGGCATTGGCGTTCCAGGCGCGACGTTCCTTTTCAGGAAGTGTCAGATCTTCGATGCGATGATCTGGCCGAACCGTGAACCGATCCTTGAAAACTTCATCACCTAGCAGAAGGCAATGTGTCGCCTTGCCGAAATCCAATGCTTCGGTGGTCTTCGGATCGACATGATCCTTGTTCCACTGCCAGCGTCCCCAGAAAGCCTTGGGAGAACCGCCATGCGTTGGTATAAGCCACTTCAAGGCGCTCTTGGAGACAGAAGGGCCGTCGAGAAGATCGGTGTTGCCGTGATAATCATCCAGGCTGATACCGGCATAGACGCCGTTCTGGGTGATAGTCTTGCCATCCCAGATACGTTCGCCGCGCTTGGCTGCCAAATTGCCGATGATACCCTGAGGACCGGATAGCTCGCCTATGCTTTTGGCGCTTCCCGGCGGATCGATAATCTTCGCCATTACGGCTAACTCCTGTTGAAATTGGTGGTTGGTCAGCGCCGGAACGCGACCTGTTCCTGATTGCGCAGCGTCCAGTCGTGATCTGCTTGTCGGGCCATAGGGACCGAGACAAAGGCGATGACGATCACGAGGCAGACGAGCCAGATGGCGGTTACTGTTCGCCAGAAGTCGCGATCACGATCCTGTTGGGCTTTGAGGATTTTAGCGTTGGTTTCAGCCAAGCGGGCTTGAATGTCGGTCATCACCGGCCCTCCGCTTTCGCGATGACCTCATCGATGTAGACAAGGTCAATCTTCTCTTGGTCAGAAAGCTGGCTGCGGGCGTCTTTCAGGCATTCGAGCAAGCGCGAGGAGGTTTCCTCGGCCTTTTCCGCGCGAGCCCGCTGCAGCCGGATATCGGCGTATGGATCGCTCCTCATCCTGTTGACTCTGTCGATGGCGTCCCAGACCCATGAGTCCATATCATCGTAGATGTCTCGCAAATCATCAGCATCGTTTGTGCTGCCGAAATATCTCCGATCACCTTCATCTTGGATGTTGTCCGTGACGTGAACGATCTTGTCCCGCGTCTTACTGACCAGCCTGAGAAGGGATCGGTATTTGCCCTTGTAGAGATTGCGTTCCGCTTCGAGTTTCTCGATAACGGTGCCTCGGCGATCCATTTCGGAGGCGATTTCGTCTATCGATGCCGTGCGGGATGAATGAACTACGGACATCAGCGTTCCTCCCGCATCATCTCACGGCGCGCGTCGGCGGCATCTTCAACAGCCGCCTGATACTGTTCCGCCGCTTCTGACAGAAGCCAGGACTTGAAACCGTCCGCGCTTGTGAAGCGGTCGCCAATCGACCATGGCAGCTGCAACTCATCCTTGCCGTCAAAGAAGCGAATGGAATCGATATCAGCCGTCGGCTCTTCCGGTGGGTCGATCTCGGTAGCTTTGCGTCCAGGATGCACCGTGAAATTCACGACCATCGTCAACTCGATCTCTGTCCCGCAGTCCCAGCCGCTGATGCAGACAATTTGTTCGGTGCGATACTTAGACATGACGCACCTCAAACACACTGGTGACATCAGCCGTCCCGCACCGTCTGGCCTTGGCCCGAGCCCGTTCTCGCATGTCGTGGTGCTGGTGACGGGGATCGTCCTTGACGATCTTGAAGCCGAGGACGGCGATCTTAGCGTCAGTGAGGAACTCGGAAGCGGGAACGTATTGGAGCCGCATATCGTGGGTTGTCATGCTGCACCGCCTTTCCGAGCGGCGATCATAGCGTCGGCAGTCTCATAGCTAAGGGCCGCAGCCAGAGCCGACATGCCACCCTTTTTCCAATCAATGCCGCGCCTTTCAGCCAAGCGCTTGAAATCATCACCGTCAGCTCGGTCGAGCATCAGTAGAGATGCTCCTATCGCCTGACCGGCGAAATAATCGCGCAAGGTCATGCCGGGATACTCAACATCGGCAAACGTGGGTCGCGTAGCCCCATCTGGGTCGATGAACATATCGACCGCTTGATATTTTCTGCCGGGAAACGCCAATCCACCATCATCGATTGTCTTGTCTGTCATCTTCCTCATCCTCGATAAAATGTGCGGGCACTCAGAACCAAAGCCCGCTCGCCTATGGCGATTGGTTAGGCTGCCTCTCGGAATTTGTTGATTGCATCGCGCATAGCGTCCGCATCGTCAGACCATTCGAGGTCATCGAAGAAATTTCGGATCGCGATCATTTTTTCGGTGTGTGCAGCCTTGGTGGCCTCACGCTCTGCGCTGTTCAGCTCATAGTCCGACAGAGACAGAGTTTTGTCATAGAGCTTGGCAACCCACTCAATGCCCTTGTCCTGCTCTGCCGCCTTGAGCGTCGCCACAGTCATGGCTTCCTCATGGGTGAGAAACATATCGTTCTCGTAGTAGATCGAGCCGCTACCAACACCTGTCTCGACGCACATATACGAGTGGCCGCGTTCATCAGCGGTATCGACACGAATGCTTCCGATCGTCAGTCTTGATACTGCCGGCGCAAAAGCCTGATATCGTAGAGAAAGATCGCTGTTACTCTGGAAAGTTGCGGCGCAGCGCGGGCAAGCAAATTCATACTCAGCGCCAGCTGGTGAGATAGCCTTCCACTTCCGCTCTCCCTTGCAATCGGGGCATGGATGCTGCTTTGTCGTAAGGTGGGTAGACGCGTGATAGACGACGTCTCCAATCGCGAATTTAGTTTCGATGCTTGCCATGCCAAAATCCTCATCTCTGGATAACTTTCGAACTGGCCCCGAAGGGCCACGCCGAAGGTGATCGGCTTAGTCGGCAACCCGGCGAGCAAGTTCCGCGTATGGATCGAATTCCCGATCGGTGCGGAACATGATCTTGTCGCCAGGATCGAAAGCATGCGGCGCGTGGGTATCGTGGCCGCGCAGATGCTCAAGCTTGCCTGGGCTTTCGAGGATCGCGTAAAGGATCGTCATGCCCTGCGGGGCATTGGGATCGGCGAAGACGGCAACACGTTCCGCTTCGAGAACATGATGATGTCCGGTTTCGCTGTGGCCGATGATGAACTTGCCGTTTTCCTTGGCGACAGGCATGGCCGATGCAGGGATTTCATCAACACGGAACATCCGGATTTCGCCCTGTGCTCCAAGAGTTTCGATAATGCGCATATGCAGTTCCTTTCAGTTTCAGGTTCTGATTGTCGGGAATTCGAAGGATTCGACAGGAAGGCCGGTAAGCCATGCCTGCGCAGACTTGACCGTTTTGCATTCCGGCGGGACGCCGATTGCAAATTCGCGATTGGTGCCGCAACGGGCGTGAATGAAGCGGCTCTTGCGGTCGAGATCGGGAAGCTGGACCTCGACGAGCGCGCCACAAAGTGGATCGGGATGCTCATCGATGACCTTGGCGTTCAGCTCGCGGAGAACATTGTGCCAGCCAACGATTTCGAGAGCGGCGCGCCGCTGCTCGATATTGACCCACGTCAGCGCCGTCTTGGCAGTCAGGCTTTCCTTGTCCTCTATCCATTCGGCAGGGATCTGAACGCCGTGCCAGTAATAGAGGCACCAGCCATCACGCCAGCGATGTGACGGTCCGTTTTCGCAGTGTGGCCGGTTCTGTTCGTCAACCTTCAGGACCTCAGGGAAGTCCGAGACGAGGCAAAATTCCTCGTGCATGACACGGAAACCGCCATGGATAGCGGCCTGCTCCCAATGGGCATAACCCTCGTGTTCACGCAGCTCCAAACCGAGAATGTCGCGGCATGCCGTCAGATAGCAGTCATAGCCAGCCCACATGTTGCCGCCCTGGTAGGAATTGTACCAGCGCGGCGCGCAACTGATCCCTAGCTCTCCACCCAGCTCTCGGCATACGCGCGCCGCAGCGCTCTCTGCGAGAGCTTTCGCGCCTTTGGCGCGAGATTTTTTATCGTCGTCGGTGGCGGCGTCGGTGGCGGCGTCGGTGGCGGCGCGGGTGGCGGCGTAGGTGGCGGCGTAGGTGGCGGCGTCGGT